GACGAATAAATCCATACCAACTTTATGAAAGTCTAAATTCACCAAACTTGCTACCGCTATGAGTAAAGCCAAACGAATCATCATCGACTTGTCTATCCCGGACGATTTTTGCATAGACGAGGAGTACCTTAACGAGATTAATTGTGCAGTTTGCGATGTGCTGAACGAGGAAGGGAAGTTCGATTGCCTCGTTACGCAGATTATGTGCAGAACACTCGGCCCGAAGACGAAGAAGTAAGTCATTCCCGGTCCTAATTGAACGAATATGAAAGATAATGGGACTTATACAGGCAAAATGCCTTATGAAACCGAAGGTAAACATTCATTAACGAAATGTCCATTCTACGAAGATAGATTTGTCGGTACTTCTTCTTGCAGGAAGTGTGGACATAACCACGGAACGGGATTAAACTTCGTTATATGCACTCATCCAAATTATATTGGATAATTTTCCGGCCCTAATTGACTGACTTACGGGTGCGGAAAAGCCCGCCGTGAGGTTGGCAGGGTCTTTCAGTTTTTTCATACTGCATAGCATACTTCTTCAAATTGACCAAAACGTAATACACTTCACCCCACCGCACCCTTCTCATAGGGCGTGACAACCTTTTTTCAATGAACACACTTTCCTATCAGCCATGAATAAAGACCACGCCCTTTTATAAAAACCTATAAATACCAATAACCATTTATAAATCATGGTAAAGAAATCACACCTTTCACGCAGGTCAATCCGATGGAAAAGCGTCACCAACAACGGAGACCCCTGCAAATACTATGTCTACGAGATCATCGGGAGACCAAAGGCAATCGGAGGAAACAGGGCCTTCATCGTCATCTGCCGAATCCTCACAAAACAACCCGAGCAATACCGCAACGACCCCGCCATCCTCAGACTCTGCCGAGGTATGGCCCTGATCGAAACCGTGGAGACGCACACTGCCCAGTCGTGGCTTCTCATCGGGAACGCAGTCGGTACGCTGATGGGAAACAGAAACAACGACAAGTAACCATGAAACAGAAATACCAACTCTGCAACGCCGACGGAATACTCCACTACGTCAAGCTCACCAAGAAACACTGGTGGTCGAGGTGGGAGATTGAATGGGACGGACACGCGCCAAAAATCTACACGCTTCACGGAGTTCCGTCAATATCCCTCGCCAAAGAAGTATTGGTGGTCGGGGTGCTGACATGGTTTGACATTCGGGACATTGTGAAAATAGCAATCGACCTGAATCCGATGCACGGCACCGACCAGATGCTCTCCGAGTTCCAGTCCGAGGAATCATTCTACCAAGAGATACTGAAACGCTTTAAAGAGAAAAGAAATGGGCAACACTGAGTACGGAAACTATGTGAGGGACACCTTCAACTGGGCGAGACTGAAAGGAATCTGCAAGACGAAGGGAGAGTTCGCCGAACTCGTCGGCGTTCATAGGGCCACCCTCTCCGCTGTTGAGAACGGCAAGAGCTCTGGCAAGAGCACCGTGAAGAGGATTGAAAAGTGGATGAATGAACATCGGACGGACATACCAACCGCCCAGATTATTGGGAAACTCCGCTTCGATGACACCTATTGGGAAACATTCCGGGCCGAGGTCTCCGGCCGCATCCTCGCCGGCCTCGTGAACGAAAGCAAATCCTGCTACTCCGTATTCGACAATGACCGCAAGATAGCGGTGAAAGATGCCATAGCCCTCGCCGATGAACTGATAGAGCAACTGAAAAACCATGAATGAGAAAGCACTGAAGCCGAGACGGAAGATTAAACTCGGAGATCGTTTCGGAAGGCTTGTCGTCATCGGGCCTGCAAAAGATGAACACAAAAGGAAGAGCTACCGCTGTCTGTGCGATTGTGGAACAGAAAAAGACGTATGTGGCTCTTTGCTGTCATGCGGGCAGACAAAGTCATGCGGCTGTCTCAAAATGGACGTTCTCATGGATAGGAATATCACACACGGACGTTCCAAAACGAGGACGTACAACATTTGGTGCGCCATGAAGCAGAGGTGCAATACTCCGTCTTATGTCGAGTATAAAAACTATGGCGGTCGCGGTATCATTGTATGCGACAGATGGGTGCACTCTTTCGAGAATTTCCTTGAGGACATGGGAGAATGTCCGTCGAAGAATCATTCGATAGACCGTATCGATATCAATGGTAATTACGAGCCGTCGAATTGTAGATGGGCAACGGCAAAAGAGCAGGGGAACAACACTCGGAGAAATGTTCGGATAGAGTACAACGGAGAAATGAAAACGATTTCCGAGGTTTCCGATATTGTTGGTCTGCCATATAGAACAATCTATTACCGAATCTTCGCCTACGGATGGACGCCGGAAAAGGCCGTATCAACTCCCGTCAATGTTAAATGCCACAGAAAGACTAACCCATGGAAAAGACCTTAAAGCAATGTTCACTTGAGGTGAATGCACTCTATATGATGAGCATCGCAATGGACCTCATCCTCCGCAACAACGAGTGGCTCATGGCAAAGAATCGGGAAGCGTTCAAACGTGAGAAGAAGCAGGTGTTCACGCGGTACACCAAAGCCGTCCGTGATGCGTGCTACCTTCAAGACATGCTGATGCAAGATATCTTCGAGGTAGACTCCGCTCACAACTACAAGAACATCCAGATATGGCAGGAGGAAGCGAATGAACTCGCACGGCTGATACTTCTGTTTGCCGACCGATCCGTAGACCAGGAGGTCGTTGATAAAATCTTCAAGTTCGTCCGCGAACAGCCGGCAGACGGAATCGTGGACGAGCAACTGCTGTCTAACTTCTATCTCCGCAAATAGCCATGATTATCATTTACGCAATGCTCGCAATCATAGCAATAATTGTCATCCTCGGAATCGCATGGGTGTTCTACCGCTCGGAAGAGCTCGACGAGTGGGAGGAAGAACTGGACAAGATGACCATCCACCTTGACGGGCGTGCCAACCGCATCGCCGCCGAAGAAGAAACCCTCAAGATGCAGTGGGCGGAACTCCGTCGGGCGAAGGAATCCATAGAGAAGGAACGGGAGGGCCAGCTATGAAACAATGCGTGCTGACCCTGCTGACATGGGACGAGGTGCAGGAGATATACATTGACTCCAGCCGTGTGTTATCAGAACTCGACAGAGGGGACGGTACGTTCCCCGAATGGTCGTCAAGCACGAAGGACTGCTTCAGGGAGGTACTCCGCCGACTGCGGGAGAGATACAACTGCCCGACCCCGATAGCCGAGAGATACGCCGAGGTGCTCGCCGCCGCCGAGCAGGCTGTCGGTGTCAAGCTCAACGAAGGACGGGATTCAGTCGCCACCACCATACGTTCCTTCGTGGCGTACCAACTGCACAAGGAGGAATACTCCTACACCGACATAGGACGGATGATGGGACGCAACCACGCATCCGTCATGCACCTCGTAGAGAGGAAGGAGAACGCGCTCTCCGTCCCTGGCGCATACAAGGCAGAGACGGAGATGTTCAGGAAATTCGAGGAGATTCTCGGGGCGCTCAGTCCTTCGAATTGAAATAACTCCACGCCTTCGTGTAACCGAAAGGGTTATCCTCGTCCTTGAGCCAGTTGAGTGCAAGGCGGACGATCCTTTCGTTTTTCATTTCCTCGTTGTCGTCAGGGAACCACTCGGAAAGAAGCGGGCAGTAGTCGGACTTTATCATGTTCATCACGACCGCGAAGTCCCAGCAGTTGTACTTGGGTATCTCGTCCTTGTACTGCTTGTAGAGAGAGCGGATGGCGTCGTCCGACCAATACGGTCCGAAATGCCTCTCGCCCTTCCTGTCCACGTAGTACATCTTGGAGACATCCTGACGGGCGAATTCCTCGTTGTAGTGCTTGCCGGACATGACGCCGTAAACCTTTCGGGCGAGGGAGTCCTTCTCCGGCTCGGTCATAACGGCCTCGACGGCGTCGGAGACAATGGCGAGGGTGGCCCACATGGTGTCCTCCCCTTTCCCGTCCCCGTACTTCTTGGTTAATTCATAGAGATTCATGTTCATCTGCATTTAGGACACCTCATCGGTTGCGGTCTCGGAACCATCGGCACCGGCTTCGGCATCCGCGGAGGCGTCATCGGTTTCGTATATTGCTTCATAGCAGTCGTTGTATAGTTTCGCAAGGGCGTCATACAGTAACGAAAGCCACAATGCGGAATAGGATGAAAGGAAGGAGACCGCAACCGATACGACGATTCCGCTCCCCGTGACGAGCAGGTACACCAAAACGGACCAGAATGTACTGCATTTCGGGCATGAGAGAATCTCCGAACGGAATCCGACCACGTCCTGTATCGCGCCGGATAGACCCATTTGCACGAAAAGGACACAGCTCGCCGTGATGAGCGCGGCCTCCGTAATCATTACGCGGTGGCGAGGTTGAACGATCCGACGAGGGACACTGCGTTTGTGATTGAGCAGCAGTCCTTGAGGTTGGTCGGGGACGCTATCACGTCTCCGGCGGTGCCAGTTAGCGACATGTTGCACTGGATGGTTTTCGCTATGGACTCCGCTTCCTCCAACGTAAGTTTGTCGTTCTCTATCTTGTATCGGATAAAATCGAGGAACTCAAGAATAATTTGTTTCGCAAAGTTTTGATTTTCAGGCATGATTTCGTATATTTGTAATGCACCATCCACATACAACTTACCCGCAAACGAGTAAGGACTCTTGCCCTTGGACTCTCGCTTGCGGGAATCGTTGTAAATGTGGGTGGTGCTACATTACAATATTGGTCCGAGGGCTTTTTCATACCCCCGTATGAGGACCCCGCCTTTGTCAGAATCATACTTCCGACATAATCATCGGACGCCGGCGGGTATAGTTTAAATGAATTTCCGTATCAAAGCAAGAATCGGCTTGCGGAATATCCATGCGAGACAGCCGGCGAGCCCTATGAGAAGCCACCAGAATGAGCCGATTTTGAGCCTCTGCCAAAAAGACAAGGGTTTATCTACCTTGACTTCCTTTATACGTTCCACGGCCACGGAATCCACCTTCGTAACGATGCTGTCACGCCAACGGTCCTTATAGACGTAGCGGTCCTTGAATTTCTCTATGTACACTGTGTCGCCCTTGACGTATTCCTTGACGTAAATGGAGTCGCGGAAATAAAGGGAGTCCCTGCGGTTTACGAAAGTGGTGTCGTGCTGGTACACAACCTTCTCGATAATCTTGCGGGAACACCCCGTCAGCGAGAGGATGAGGACTGCGAGTATGAGCACGATCCGCTTCATCTTACTCGCATCTGTTCACTCCGCCCAGAAGGTCGGCCCAGCGTTCGGTGTAGAACGAATAGTAGGACACGCCCCTGTCCTCGTTCCACCACGCCGCCCATAGGATTGACGGAATCCCTATCACGAACAGATAGAGCGGGCCGAGGAAAAGGGACTGCCTGCCGTGCCCGTATTCGTGCAGTTCGGAATCCCCTTCCTTCTCCCAGTATGTGTCCCGCAGTATGATGTACCTTCCGAGGGAGATACCGCCACGCATTTCCGTCGAGTAGTAGATGCGGGAGGTGCGGAAGTCAATGTGGAACTCGGGACGCAGGAAGAGGACGAGGAACAGCCCCAGCAGATTCTGCGGGAGTTGCCAGAGGTAGAGAAGAACCGATATAAAGACCTTCATGGCGTTGGTATAGAGTTAAGAGATTATCCTCTCAAATAATTCTTCACGCCGGCGACGACAACCTCGGCGCAGGTAGCCTTTGCAAGAGGGGTTTTCAGGTACTCGCAGTCCTCCTTGTTATCCATGAAGAAATTTTCAATCAGGACTGCCGGCATGTAGGACTTCTTGATGATGTAAAAGTCGTTCTCCCAGTCGTGCCCGTACTCCTGGTTGGAATACGATCCGACGGTCAGCGGAGACTTGAACGTAGACTTGGCGGACTGCCATATCTGTTCGGCGAGTGTGTCCGCCTCCGTAATTCCACGGGTGGTGAATATCCTCCACCCGCGTGCCTTCCTCCATTTCCCGTCGCTTCCGGCGGCGTTGATATGGATTGAAATGAGAATGGTGGACTTCTTGTCGTGCTTGTTCGCACGGGCGACCCGTGTGGAGAGTGGGATATCCCTTTCCTCCGGGACGAGCAGTCTTGCGTCGTACCCCTCGGCTTGGAGAAGGTCGCATATCATGCAAGCGACCTCCCTCGCCCATTCGCCTTCGTACAGCGAGTTGTCGGGGGCACGCTTCCCAGCCGTGAAGTTTCTGGTCCCGTGGCCGTTGTCTACGAGGATTCTCATTTCTTCTTGCTAACGAACTGCCCCTTCTCGTTGCGGGGCTGAGGCTTCTTGTCGCGGTAGGTCTTGAGGATTGCCTCCACCTCCTCCGGCTCGCAACCGAGTTTCTTCGCGATCTCGCCGGTCAGCGCCTTCTGCATTAGGCGCAGGAACGAGTTCTTCGGGAACAAGATAAGGAGAGACGCCGAGAACGACCACGCCTCCGACATGGTAATCACGGCTCCGACGAGGCCGGATGTGATGGCTATGTCGAGCGTGGTGTCTGCCGAGATGACCTTGTCGAGGCACAGGAACGCGAGGAGTACGGCTCCGTACACGGCGAGTTTCTCTACCGTGTTCCGCATCAGTTCCGACAAGGTGAACTGCTTCTTCTTCTGGCTTACCGCGATGCCGCAGGCCAGGTCGATGATGGACGCAATGACCACCGTGTAGATGACGAGCTTCCCACCCGTCAGCGCTTCCAACACGAACAGGCCGAGGCCGGCAAACCACCCGCCCGGACTCTGCACGATGTCCATTTGTTTGAGCCAGATGCTCTGCAAAATGCGTTGCATATTCCTTTGCCTTTTATGTGTGTTTATTAAGAGGGAAGCCTACTCGCCGCGCCGTACACCCGCGGTTTTCGGCGTTCCCAAGTCAGTCGATTAGGGCAGAGAGTGGCTTACTTGTTCCAATCTTCGGACTTAACTTCGATAATTGTTCCGTGCAGTTTCCCATCTTCCCCGAACGGGTCGAAGATGTTCAGCAGTTCTTCTGCCACCACCTCCGGGTGGATGGCATCTGGCGTTTCGATGGCGAAGGTAAAATGAACGACTTTCATAAAGTTGGTATAGAATTATTCTTGTTTACTTTGTAGGTGTTCCACCACATTCCGCAACTCACGATAACAGGTGTGAAATGCCTGTCTTTTGAAGTCCACAACTTCCTTTTGGATATTGAAGTTATGTTCTGCGAGGAAATGTATTTCGTTGCTACATTCATCCTCATACAATCCGAACTTTTCCACCAAGTCCGTCAAAATCTTTGTTTCTTTTTCAGTCATATCTCAATCAATTAGGGCCGGATTTAGCTCGGTTTCGATGTCCATTTCAGCAAGTTCTTCCACGAAATCATAGTAATCCCGGAAGTCGAGATTGTCACTTAAAAGAATGGCTTTGGCTTTGGCTTTTATTACTTGTAATGTCATAATTTCTATTAATTAGGGCCGTATTACATAACCAAAGAAGTAACGATGGATAACTCCAAAATTTCGGCAGAGCCAACCGCCACAATCTGCACAATCGTAGGGCTCATTTCGATAACACTTGAAAGGTCAATTGTACCCATTCCATCACCAGTTTGGTTATAGAGGGAATAACTCACCATATCCAACCCTGCGACCAAGATGTTGATGGTTCCCGTGTGCCGGACTGACAGACTCATTTTCACGAAGTCGGAATCGTGTCCCGTATTGGGAAGGGTGATGGTCGCACCGTTCGACATTGTTATCTTGTCCGCCGCGGAATCGTATGAGGCCCCGGAACTCAACACCAATGCCGAATCGTTCATCTTCTTGATGTTGTGTAGATTTCCAATCAAGGAAGGATTCGTCACCTTATAAGTAGAGCCGAGGAAATCGAGTCCATCTTCCTTTGCCTTCTTTGCGTTTGTCGCATTTACATACGCAGTACCAACCAACGCACCCATTTCGTGCATCTTTGCGACCACGGAATCTATGAGGGTTTGTGTCGCACCGAGGTATGAACTTATATTCCATCCAAGTTCAAACGGCAATCCATACCGTTCGACAAATGCCACCGCATCATCCACGGACGAGATACTTTCCCATACCGAAATCATACCCTTATAGTCCCCTCGTTCGGTCAGTCCAAGAAAGACCGTCTTTTCGTCCGGGAGATACTTACGAACGATGGGAAGAACATCGTCTGCGTTCGTATATCCGGCGACAAGGATACCTATATTGAGGTTTTTTGCTTCCTTGCAGAACTCCTCCAATGTAGGAATAGAAACGCAGTCCTTCGCAATCGTGGAATCGTAAACTACATTTTCCCGTAGCCAGGTGCTCGTCACTTCGTCAAAACGCACCGTAGAACAATCGCCACCGCCAATCAGTTTCACACCCGCACCCAATGTCCCGTTGTTTCCGTGCTTAACTACATATACATCGTCCGAACACTTCTGCACATTCGCCTCGATGAAATCGAAACCAAGTTCCTTTGCATATCGAATATCCATTAAGGACTGCGAAGGGATGGTTGTATAGGCACTCTCCACTTCCACATTGATGTGGTGGTAGAATAATTTATTGAGAGCAAGACCGGAATAGGATGTCTTTTTTGCCATCCCTTCTCCTGTTTCCGAAAGAAGTTTCATCGGTTCTGCCTTGCCCCCCATAATTACCGGGTTAATTAGATAGCCGTATTTATTCGACACAACCGCACAAACGGCAGACGATGGAACGATTGCGGAATACCAATGGAATCCCGCTTTGATTTGAACACTACGGCCCTTAATATACGAACCACTCCCCGGAGTTGCGGAAGTATAGAAGGCAATCGCTGCCGGGACTGCATCCGAGGATGCCACATATACCCAAATAATATCATAACCGACTACGGAGAATTGGATGGCCTCGATTTCGTTTGCTGCCCCCGATGTCGGTAATACGCCATCGGAATATCTTGCGTATTTCTGCGTCGTTCTCGTTGCACCGGAAAGGAGATTCGTCCCGTCAATCCACGGGGTATTGTCCGCATCCTTCAATGCTCGAAATTCTTTGGAACTTTGTCCAAGAATTTTCGGAGTAGGAACATCCGCATAATAGTTCGTTACAACCATCGTTTTCGCACCAACAGGAACGGATGCGACAAACCATTTCCCCGTTGTTGATTCGGATTGAACACCACCAAGATAAGAATAATTGTCCGGTGCATTATCCCCATAAAAAGCGATAGCCGCCGCCGTTGTGCCGTTTCCCGCAACACGCACAATAATTTGGTCATAATTATCCACCGCAACTTCGTATGTTTCAAGTGAAGCAGAAGTTGAATAGATATATCCATCCTCATACTTTGCGTATTTCCCGGTGGTCTTTGTGGCGATAGAAACAAGATTCGTTTCTTCCAACCATTTCCCCTTGTCTTCGATGCCACCCAATGCCGATTCCACTCCCGGAATTGCACCGACATAGGTAGAATAGAATCCGGCAGTCTTTGCCTGTATCGTTCCGTAGGTTTCTCCCTGGTGATAGAATCCACCTACGGTTATTTGGTTGATGTGTGAATACGAAGATGGTTGGGCGGTCATCAATAAAGACCTAACATCTACCGTTGTGGTTCCCGTCCCCGATGGTATCGCGGCATCCGTATATCCCAAATTCGTATTGTTTTCTTTGCGATAATAGATGCGAAGATTTGCCGCATAACCACAACTATACTCGACATCGAGTTTCAGTTGCCGAGCATCGTTCGTCCAAAAGTCGGAAGATGTGTCTATTTGAAGAAATGCCTTCGATTCGTTGAATATGTTTGCGTCTGCCTGTGATGCCAAACACCCCGCAACCCCACTCGCATAGAAAACGATTTCCCCGTTTTCAAATGCTACCTTGCGGGAATGATTCGCCTGTTCCCAATTCAGTTTGGTGAGGCCGTATGGCATAATAACGGGAGAGCCGCCAAAAACCTTCGCATCGTTTTCCTCGTCAATCTGTCCTCGTTCGTATTCGTATTCAGTCAAATCGGCCTCTAACTGACTGAGTTCGTCCTTCAGTCTTTTGGCGCTCGCGGCGGTCGCACCCTTCGTGGCATCGTCCGTCGTCTCGTTGTTCACAAGCTCGTACGGATAGTCCACAGAACTACCCGTGTTGCCCTGGTCGCCCTTGAGACCCTGCGGGATTGTGAGATTCAGCAGGGGGTTGTCGGTAGTGCCCGTGATAGTGGCCGCCGCTTGCGATCCTGCGGCGCCGGTGCTGACCGTGCCAATGGCGAAGTTAGGCGTCGCGCCAGTCGGACCTTGCGCCCGCTGACCCGTATCGACGTACTGCTCGGTGTCCTCGTCCCATGTCCACCAGTTCCCGTTGTTCCCGAGGACGGCGGGTTTGCCCTCTGGTCCGGGAGGGCCCTGATGAATGTCCACCATGTGCTCGGCGGCCGCCGCCGCATCATTGGCACGGTCGGTCGCGGAGGTGCTCGCCACATGGTCGTCACTCGCCGTGCCGTGGTCGGCCACTGCTGTGGTGTGGTCGTCGGATGCCGTGCGGTGGTCTCCCGTCGCCGTGGTGTGGTCATCACCGGCAGTACCGTGGTCGGCGACCGCGATTCGGTGGTCCTCCTGCGCGACGCCGTGGTCGTCGGAAGCCTGCTGGACACGCCCCTGCTCGGCAAGGACTCTGGCCTCCTCCGCAGTAGCGCGGTCGCTTTCTGCGGAAGAGACGTATTCCTCCGTTGATGTGAGTATGTTGTATGCGTCGATGACAGCGCGGTCGATGACCACGCATCCCGTGCAGTTGTATGTTACCGTTGCCATTGTTATCGGTTGTTTTAAGGATTTACGACCTGCTGTCCAGGTCCGCTCGGGTTAATCGGATTGCTCGTCCCCTGATTCCCCTCGGAGCCCGAGTTGCCGGGGTCTGTGTTCCCCTGATACTCTGCCTGACCCGAGTTCGAGCCGGATGAGGAGGAACTCCCCTGCTGTGTCACTGCCCCGATGATATAGAACTTGTCCTTGTACTGGATCACGTCATGCGGCTGGGGCGCGGAGCCGTCGTCCGTGATTACGGCGAAGGAATAGGGCTCCTCGTCGTTGAGAAGGACCACGTTCGTGTAAATGTGAATGTCCGGCAACTGACCCTCGGCTACCATGCCGACGGGAATCGAGCCGAACAGCTGATGGACGAGGCGGTCCCAGACGGAACGGAACACGATTGCCTGTCCCCTTCCGTCGCATCCGCAACCGCATCCCTGCCCGCCGCTTCCGTTCTGTACGAACATGAGGTTTGAATGTACTGCTGACATGGCTCGTTCGGGTTATCGGTCGTTAGTACTCAATGGGGCACACGTCGGTGGAGTTGTACGCCCAGCCGGAATCGGTGCGGTCGTAGGAGACAGTCTCGATGAGACCGGCGGCGACATAGGTCAGGCAGATGCCCTCGCCTGAACCCTCGCCCTTGTAGGACACCATGTAGGTGTGGTACTGGTTGCCCGTCTTTTTCGCCACGACGTCGCCGGGCTGGAGAGCGTCGAGCTGTTCGTTGGTAAGGGCCGTGATATCCGAAGCCTCCACGGGGGTGATGAGCGCGAGAAGGGACTCGAAGATGGGGCCCATTTCCTGCGAGAACTCTCTGTTCGCACCGCGGAAGTTATTGACGGCTTTTATGATTTCTTGTCTGTTCATCATGGCTGTATCGTGTTTCTTTTGTTTTCTGTTACACAAGTACGTTCTGGGCGTTCTGCTGACAGATCGCCGAATGGTTTGCGTCTCCCCTCGCCCCGAACGTGCGGGCGGCTATGAGCCACTCGAGGGCTGGGATAAGGACGGACGACCCGCCGAGCGCCGTTTCCACGGTGACGGCGGGAGAGGAATCGGAAATGGTCGCGGGCTTTGCGATGTATGACGCCGCGATTCCGCTCGACGCCGTGACGGACGTGCCGCCGGACAGCGAATAGCAGTCGATTTCACGTTTCTGCTCGCCGTTCCAGATTCCGTGCGAAATGACGCCGACGGGCCTGGCCTCCTTGCCCATGAGGGCGCGGTTGTGCTGGCGCTTCCCCGCCTCGGAGATTTCCGTGGCGACCTCCGTGATGGGACGGAGGAAATCGTCGCAGTTGATCTCGGCAACGCGGAGGAAATCATCGGGCACCTTCAGGCGGATAACCTTCCTCGCCGTTACGGTCTCCGCAGCCCCGTTGCCGGCAGACTCCCTGTCGCCGAGGGCGTCCGGGAGAGCCTCGACGATGATTTGGTTCGAAGATGCCGTGGAACTGTACGCAAACGCCTTCTGCGGCAGGCGCCAGTACTGGGCCACGGAGAACAGCTCAAGCATCCCTCCATCAACGAGACCGTCTATGAGGGTGTAGAGCGGGTTGTTGTCCGACCCGTCCACGGAGAGGTTGGCAATGGTGATGTCCGGGGACACCTCGTCCATCCGCAGGGCAACCTGCTGTATGAGTTCTGCTCTTGTCATTTATCTCTTGATTTGAAAGTCGTAGCCGGCGGCGACAGCAGTCGCCTTCGTCTTTGCGTAGTTCGCGTCCTTCTCGATTTCGATGCCGAGTTCCTTCATGCGGTTCTTCATTTCCACGAGGTTGCGGAAACGCTCACTGCCCTTGACCTCGGGCATGATGGGCTTCTCCTTCTGCGCGGGAACCTGCTCGTACTTCTTCTCCTCCTTCGGGGCGGGTGCGGTCACTGCGACGGGGGCGTCCTCCACCACGGATTCGATGTAGTAATCCCTGCCGAAACCGCTGGACTTCTCCAGCAGGGCCTGAATCTTCTCGTTCTTCGTGGTGAACTTCGCGGTCGAGTCAATCTGGATTCCTCCGTAGAACTTGACCTCGACGCGGTTGCCGTCCTCGTCCTTCAACATGAGGAGGAGGCTCTTGAGCGAATGGGTCCTATAAGTCTTTTTTGCCATACTTTTTGGAATTAAAAACGGGCGGCGGTGACTGTCTCACACCACCGCCCGTCTATGAGGGTTTCTCCGATTAGGCGGAAGGAACAATCTTGCAGTGGCAAGGCAGGTTCTCGAGGAACAGGGAGTAGGTCTCGTGGATGCGGACCGCGTTGTCCACACGGCGCTGACCAGTCTTGTTGAGGTCGAGCTGGGTGGTGGTCAGAGGCTCCATGACGTACTTCTTGACGAAGTTCGGGTCGATGACGAGACCGCACTTGCTGAAGTAGCCCTCGAACAGGGAGTTCATCGGCTTTACAAGGAGTTCGCCGAACGGGGTCTCGATGCGGAAAACGCGCAGGCCGAGGACCATTTCGGTGTTCTTCGCCTCCAGCTGTTTCTGGTAGGACTTGACGTTGGCGATCTGCTCGAGCAGGCCGTTACCGGCGAACAGCAGACGGCGGTCGGCGCCGTTGTTACCCTCGAAGATGTAGCGGCCGATGGCGTTCCAGTCCTGGTCGGTCATGGCGGCGGAGTAGTCCACGGAGGTCTGCTTGTTAGCCTGCCACCAGAGGCCGGTGGAGTGGTGGACGAGCTCGCCCTTCGCGTTCTTGGAGAGACCGCCGACGCCGAAGAGGTTGCAGAGTTCCATGCCACGCTTGAAGTCCCAGAGGGTCTGCTCCTTGTACACGGAGAAGTCCATGGCGACCTTCTTCTTGAGCAGGCTGTGGATGACGGACTCTTCGACCTGGGTCATGTGGGTCTGGTTGTAGTACTTGCGGTCGCTCGGCTGGATGGCGAAGCCTTCCACGGAAGCCTCGAGTTCGGACACGGCCGGGGAGAGACGCTGGAGGATGGACTCGTCGTCGAGGGCGGGGATGCTCGCGGTGAGGGCGCCGACGCGCTGGACGGTCAGGTTGGCAGAGCTGATGCTCTTGACGATGAGGGCGACGGGCTGTGCGGGGGAAGCGCTGTCGAACTTGATGCCCGTGTCGGCGTAGTCCGGGGAGTTGCCGATGGTGTGGACAATCATGGTGTCGCCCGGCTTCCACATGTCGGGGTTCTTGACGGTGATGGTCGTGCCGGAGGAGTAGGCGCTGTCGAGGCGGTCCCAAACCTCACGGGTGCCGATTTCCCAACCGCCGGCCTCCCACGCCTCGCTCTTCACGTTGTTGGCGATGGTGCGGGTGAAGGTGTCGATAGGGGTGTCCTGCGGACGGACGAGGACAAGTTTCTTGTCAAGATCGTCGTCCATGTAACCCGCCTTGACGACGGTGGTGGAGGGGGCGTTCTCGCCGACGACGGTGGTGCCGTCCACAGCGGCGAACTCGCTGGACTGGGAAGTGGTGGTTTCAGTGACCTCGGCGGAGCCGGGGCCGACGATGAAACGCGAAAATCTGGGTGCGTAAGAAGGGAACTTCATGGCTTTTTGTTAGTTTGTTTAGAATTTACGTTTCGGTAAGTCGTCGAAGATTGTCGGCTTCGACTTGGGTTTCTCGGGTGCGGGGGAACTTCCTCCGACGGGGGTCGGGACGCCGTCTCCGGCAACCGCATCGGCCTTCTTGACACGGGCGGCTTCGATTGCCTGGTTCTTCGCGTCGATGCCCGCCGCCTCCGCGGCCTCTGCCACGGCTTCGTCGAAGGTCATCGCCTTGTAGAGCTTCTCCAGCGTTTTCATGGAGAGCTTGAGGTCGGAAAGGTCGTTGTAGAGTTCGTTCACGAAGGCGATGAAGGCGTCCTTCTCGGCAGACTCCAGCGCATGCTTCTCGGCGAACTTGTCGATGTTGTCGTAGGCGTCCTTCTCGTTGGCACGCTTGCGGGCGATTCTCTCGCGGTGCGCTCGGCCCATGGCCTTCCTCTCGTCGGCGGACTTCTGGTAGTACTCGTAGTCCTCGTCGCCCTCCTTCGCCACGAGGGACTCGGGGTCGAGGAACTTTGCGACGGCGGCGCGGAACGGGGTGCCATTGACAATCATTTCGGAAACGACCGACGCGAGGTCCTTGTCGGAGTCAAGCAGGTCCTCGATGACTTTGTTGTTGTCCTCGAAGCCCTTGAGTCTCGCCTCGTCCTCGCCGTAGGCCCTCTCCGCGAGGTCGTTCCACTCCTCATCGGACTGCGGATTGACGTCGGGATAACGGCCGCGCAGTCTCTCCCGATACTTCGGAAGGGAGGCTGCCTGGGTTTTCATATCGTTCTCGGGCATAACACGTAACTTAAATTACGGTCCGAAAATAGATACTATGGCAAATAATATCTTCACAATTTGTGAAAACCGATTAAAACATTTATATTTGTTTCGGTTAGTCGGAATCGGTCTCTCGTCCCTATGGCGGAATACACCAAACGCACTGGACGCAACGACGAGATAGTGACCTTCTTCTACGCCATATTCGGCCACAGGATTCATCAGGGCGTCGAACAACGGCAGGCGAAGAAGGAGGCGTGCGACGCCGTCTCACTCCGATACGGTGTCAGCAGGGGCCGACTGCTGAACATCATTTCCGAGAAGAATAATTCACATAAAGTGAACTTTTCCGCTTTCCGGCAGAACATCCTCTCGCTGATAGACGACCTCGGCTCGGCGAACGCGGAGATAGGCGCCGTCATGGAAAGGAACAGAAAGCTCATATCACTCTTGAAGGACTGCCTCGAAGATGCCGACAGATAGGGAGACCATAAAGGCCATGATCCGTGAGGACCGGGAACGCAGGAGAAAGTACTTCCGCGTCTACGACCCCGTGCGCGGAGACCCGCAGGGCGAGGTGGTCCCCCGTTCCAAGTTCGAGATAGACGGGGTGGAGTACAACGTCCCGACCGAAATGCTCTCAGACCCGTTCGTAAAGGCGTTCGTGAGATACAAGGGGGCGAGCGGACTGCTGAGGGCGACGGGGCAGTACGACACCGAGGAGAACAGGCACCTCGTCACGGAGAACCTGATGAATCTCCGGCTCAAGTACGACTTCGAGTTCACGGCGGCGGTCACGATAAAGATTCAGGACAAGGAGACCAAGCGGGCGATACCGCTGATACTGAACGAGGGACAGCGCATCCTCGTCGGGGAGTACGAACGGCAGAGGCTCTCGGGAGTGCCGATACGGGTGCTTCTGGTGAAGGCCCGTCAGTGGGGCGGCTCGACCGCCACGCAGTGCTACATGTACTGGTTGCAGAGATACTGGTTCGAGAACTGGCACTCCTGCATCGTGGCCCTCGACCAGACGCAGGCGGTGAACATACGCACCATGTACAAGAACCTCATCGCCAAACTCCCCCGCTGGAGTGACCCCGTCTCGTTCAAGCGCTTCGAGGGCACAGAGCTGATTCGGATAATGCCCGAGCGTGGTTGCCGTGTGCAGATTGGCTCGGCGCAGAAGCCTGACGCCCTCCGTTCCTTCGACTTCTCCCTCGTCCACATGTCCGAGGTCGGTCTGTGGAAGGACACGAAGGAAGCCCGTGGCGACGACGTGGCCATGGCTCTCTACTCCACCGTCCCCGACGTGCAGGGCACCATGATTGTAATGGAGTCCACGGCGAAGGGCGTGGGCAACTACTTCCACCGGCAGTACCTCGCCGCACTTGACAACAAGAAATCCGGCACCATAGGAATCCGTCCCGTGTTCGTGGCGTGGTTCGTGGACGCCCGCTACACCCGCCACTACCTCGACCGATACCCGAGCACCGCCGCCTTCGTGGAGACGTGGACCGACTACAACTGGCACCAGTGGAACGAGCAGGGGGCGACGCTCGACGGCATCTTCTGGTACAACCATTTCAAGAAGTCCCACCATTGGACGGACTTCCAGATGAAATCCGAGTACCCGGGCTCGGCCGAGGAGGCGTTCCAGACCAAGAGCGGACGCTACTTCACGGACGACCTTCTCGCGTGGCTACACAAGAACGTGAAGGAACCGAAGTTCATCGGGGACATAAGGGGCGACGCAACCGTGGGCGAGAAGATAATGGAGAACGTGCGCCTCTACCCGAACGACGCCTTGCAGACCGAGGTGCTCAAGATTTGGATTCATCCGACCGACAACAACATAGAGGGCAAGAAGGTCAAAAACCGCTTCGTGGTGACGGTGGACGTCGGCGGTCGGGGACACCGCGCCGACTGGTCCGTTATCTCCGTGTTCGACAGGATTTCGATGGCCGGCGAGTTCGGCGCATTGGAGAGGGCGGCGCTGTGGCGGGGGCATGTGGACCCCGACCTTCTCGCATACAAGGCGGCGCAGATCGCCCACTACTACGATGACGCCCTGCTCGTCATAGAGTCCAACACCTACGAGACCAAGAACAAGAAATCCGATGACGCCGCCGTCTCCGAGGGCGACCACACCTACACCGTTCTCGACACCCTCGCCGGCATCTACGAAAACCTCTACCGCCGTCGCACCGCACCCGACAACACGAAGGACAAGCCGACCCGCCACATCGGCTGGCACATGAACAAGCAGACCAAGTACCTCGCCTACGACGATTACACCGTCCGCATCCGAGAGGGGGACTACATGGAGTACTCGCAGGACGCCGCCGACGAGGCCATGTGGCTGATGAACGCACCGGGCGGGAAGATTGAGGCCATGGAAGGGACGCACGACGATATACAGGACACCACCGCCGTCGGGTGCTACATAGCCTTCGGAGGCATGGACCCCGTCAAAATAATAGAGGACGCCCCTCGCAGGACGCCCTCCGTGAGACACACCCAGACGGGCGGTGAATCCACCTTCTAATTGAGGTTGCTGACCACGCTCTTCTTCTTGAGCTGGAACAGCCGGTTCTTCATCTTGAACAGTTCGGACACGAAGCGGTCGGCGCAGACCTTGAAGAACTCCGGCTGGAGGACCGTGGAGTAGAACTCCTTGAGAACGCCCTGCTTCAGGCAGTTGTAGAGGCTCGCGTCCACCATCGTGATGACGTTGGCGTTGTACGCCTGGTTGTCGAGGATATAGAACTCCACGTAGTCGCCGGCGGCGGCAGTGACGTTGTTGTTCTCGATATCCTTTCCGACGGTGGTGCTGGAGGCGTAGTTGTGCTTGTCGTCGAAGGCGGGGATGACGGCCGTGGTAATCTTGGTCATCGCCTCGTAGATGTCGGGAAGGGCGGCGCGGATGCTCACGTCCACGATGTCCTGCTCGTCACCGCTGATGGCGTAGTCGTCGGTGAGGGAGTTGCCGTCCTTCGTGGCGAGGTTCTTCGCCATGTAGTTGGACATGAGGGACACGTCGTTGAAGAGGGTGTCCCGGTTGTAGAAGAAAACAATCTTCGCGGGATTGGTGCCCGCCGCGGCAATCTTTGCGTACATAGTGCTGAAAGTGTTTTTATGGTTTGACTTTAGAATGGTCTCAAGGGCCGTTCGATGCAGAAACGGCGGTGGTTGAGTATCTCGCGGATGAATCCCTTTTCGGTCTCGCTTCCGAAATCGGTTCCCCGTCCGTACCACTTCTCGTTCACCTTCGCCACGATGAACTCCAGGCAGTGCGAGGCGAGGGCTTGGCTGAGGCCCGACTCATGGTTCTCGGTCATGGCGAGGGTGTAGACGGTGGTGATGTACCCCGTGTCGGGGTCGTGCGTGTTCACGATGCTTCCGCCGTAGCGGTAGGTCCGCTTCGCAAGGAGGCGTGACAGCTCGGCGAGGGCGGCGCGGTAGTACCGCTCGAAGAAGGCGCGGTCGTCGTCCGTGATGACGTTCCCGTCCCCGTGCGGTGCCTCGGGCGCCCGCTGGTAGGTGTTCATCAGCGACTCGTCCGTGACACGCTGGAACACTTCCTGCTCGTGGATGACCACGGTCCAGATGTTTGTGATAGTCCTGTCGATTTCCATGTCTGTCCTCCTTTATCTTTGTGCGAATCTTGTCGTTGATGCCATCCTCGCAGGGTCCACCTCCGGCAGGGAAGCCTGAATGTCGGCGAGTTGCTGTTCGCTGATTCCCCCGCCGTTCTGCAACTGTTCCTGCGCCTGCCCGAGTTTGGCGAGCAGGTCCTTCCCGAACGGGACGCCCATGTTCGCGTACTGCTGTATGGTGGCGGCGCCGCCCATGAGCAGGTTGGCGATTAACTGTTCCTGGAACAGACGCACCACGGCGGTGTCCATGCTCTTGCGAATCTGATTCTTGAGTTTGTACTTCCGCACCTCGTCCGCGTCGTAGAACTTCGAGCCACCCTCGGGCGCGGGAGAGTAGCCGGACGGCATGAACTGCTGTGTAATCTGAATCAGCTTGTAGTCCCTCTGCTCGATGAACCATGCGTACGCCTCGGAGTAGTCGAGGACGTTTATCTGCGAGTTGCTGACCTGCTGGCTGTAAAGGGAAGCGGGAGTTCCCGCCGGCGCGGACTTGCCCTGCATGGCGCCCTGGACGCCGGAGATATCCATCATCAGCTTCATCATCAGGTTCACCATTTCGAACTGGCCGATGTTCACCTGATGGCCGGCGAGTTGCACGGGCACGGGCGCCCCGTCCTTCAGTTTGAGTTTGATGACACCGCGGTAACGGGTCCATTCCTCCGCGATATCCTCGAGGTCGAGGTCGTCGGGGATGCTCGATTCGTCCACGATGAGGACGCCCTGCTGGCTTGCGCTCATGGCGAAGTCGAGGTTGATGAGCATGCGGTTAATCATCCTCTGCTGGTCGATGAGGTCGTACACCATGCCGTAAGCCTGCCCCTGGAACAGCGGGTAGAACTTCGCAACGTAGCAGTGCCCGTTGTGCTGATAGGGATTCTCCGCTTCCCAGAGGATATGCCCCCACGGGGTGAGGTGGTAGTAGACCCACCGCCGGACGTATTTCTTCTCGTAGACAATCTTGAGCTGACTGTCGGGGTCGTCGTAGTCCACGTCCATTTCGGCGGCCATCTTCCTTCTCCGTGCGATTTCGGCGTTGATCTCGGCCTCCTTGTCGGGGAACTCCCGTGTGGAGTAGGTCTCGAAGGAAGCGTCCGCGTAGTCGTGCACGGTGAGGTCCCAGAAGCCTTCCATTCTGCACACCCGAATCACACGGCAGTTGTCATCGTACGGAGAGCCGAGGAACACCTTTGCGGCGGGGTTGGACTGCACGAAGGCGTTATACATGACGGGCAGGGTGTAGGACCCCCGTGTGTAGATATCCTCGAGCGCCTGTTCCTGCGCCTTGTTGTGCGCGTAGATGCTCTTCGCCTCGTCGATGGGAATGTCGATGAAGTCACCGCAGAAATGGACGTCCTTGCCGGCGATATCCACCGCGTCGGGATTCTGGAAGTAGCGGTGGTAGTCAATCGCGCGGAAGAACGGCATCGGCTGACCGAGGGTCGGGTCGAAGGCGTAGCCGGTGATGAACAGTCCCGCGCCCGTGACGAGGAAGGACTCGTACTCGCGGGCGTCCCGTTCGACGGAATCGTTGTAGCGGAGTACGTCGTTTAGTTTGACGCTCATCTGGTCGGCGGCGTCCTGACCGCCCTCGTCGGAGGAATAGACCATAGACTTGTACGGGGCGTTGCGGTACTGTCCGATGACGTTGCGGACAATCGGACGGATGAGGTTGTGCTTGAGGGCGGGACGTCCCTGGCTCTTGATGTACTCCTCCTCGGTGATGGTCTTGACGCACCCGCAACGGTCCCTTATCTCCACGGGGTCTCCCCACTGCTCGCCCTTGTAGTAGCGTGCGCTTCGGTCCGCCTGCCTGCAATAGGAAAGCATGGCGTCCTTGCACTGCCCCGCGTAGGTGAGGATGTCGAGGGAATCCTTCGTGCAGACGAACTCCTTGCCAGTGAGCTGGACCATTCCGTCGATGCCGACCTTCGACTTCGGCTTGGGAGTCCTGCCGGCTCTCGACCGCAGGACCCTTATGTCTGTTTCAGTTACTCGTTTCATATCTTCTACTTGCCATATTCATATTTCATCAGCCGGTCGGCGAGGTTGCCCTCGGCGTCGTAGTAGGTGTGCCACGCCTGCTGTACCTCGAGCAGTTTCTCGGCCTTGAGAGACCTCTCGCCGAGGGTGTTCTCCGGCATGGCCGCCCACTCGTCCCGCAGGGTTTTCCACTGCTTCTTGAGCGCTGTGACGCCGTACTGCTCGACCTCGTTGGACTTGTGCCACTGGCCGGCCTTCGCACCGCGGACGTACTGCTTCATCTTATAGGTGTTGTTCATGCCCTCGCGGTACATGCGCCCGAGTTCGTAAGCCTTCGGGTGCAGGGTTTTCCACACGTTCACCTTCGACTCGTACTGCTCGGGGACGGGGGTGTCGCCGTAGACCATAGCGGCGGTGAGGTCGCTTGTGTTGCAGACTGCGTTCAGGCGTTTCACGTTCTCCTCGGAGAGTTCCTCGTACTCCCTCAGTGCGTTCACGGCGTAGGAGTTCATGCGATCCTCGTCGATATGTCCCGTGAATCCGCTGAAGAACGGGACGTTGTCCCAGCGGAACGGACGCTCGGGGTCGTTGTCGAAGATGCCCGTGAGCACCTTCGATGCGTCCTCGGCCACACGGAAGAAACCGCCTCCGTAGTTGTTCATGGCGTCGCGGACGAGGCCCGGGGCGATATCTATCCGTCCGCCCGTGACCTCGGCTATCTTCTGGCATGCGGCCACGATCCCCTTCGGAGTGCTCGCGTATGCGCCCTGGGACTTCGGAACGGTCTCGTTGAACGGGTTTTCCTTCCAGAGCGGGCGTCCCGTGTAGTCTCTGTTGGTCGCCCAGTCCACGAAGAACATGCCTGCGTCGGGCGCCACGGCGCGGATGAGTGCGTCGCCGATGTTGCTGTTCGACGGGGTGTAACCTTCGACTGGATTGACGGGGAGAATGTTCGCCGCCGTGTTGATGAAGTCAAGCGCGAGGTCGCCGAACGGGACGTCGCCCGAGCCTCTGGTCGGGGTCTTGTGGTAACAGAACGCCGAGCTCGCTATGTCTCCGAGACCGTAGGGTGCGCGGAACTCCACTGCGAGAGGGATTGCGAGATACCAGCGTCCCGTTCCGATGACGATATTGTTCCGTCTCACCCATTCGGGCAGGTTCCAGTACCAGTCGTCGTCCCCTCCGTCTCCGCCACCGAAGGCGCCGGCGAGCATGGAGTTGAGCAACGGCGTTACCATACCCATTACGACGAGCCCGCCGGTGATGGTCCCCATCTTGACGGGGTTGGTCTTGAACAGACGGAGGAAGTTGTCGAAGCCCTGCACGCCCGCATTGTAGAAGTAATGCGTCGCACCGAGGTAGGCGGCTATGTTACCCCACACGCCCTCGCCGGACTGAGCGCCACGGCGGTTGAAGTTCACGGAGATTTCCTTCGCGTCGGAAGCGGACCGCTGTCCCGAGCGTCCCATGTCGCGGGAGGTCTGGTACGCCGTGAATCGGGTCAGGAGTTCGAACGCCTCGTTGAGCGTCTTGACGCCCTCGGCGTACCAACCGAGAATCGGAATCGTGACCTTGCCGGTCTTTTCTCCCGCACGGCGCATCGAACGCTCGAGTGACTTCTTGATTTCATTGACGGAGTTGATGATGGTGTAGCCCGTCTGTCCGCCGTCGGTCATAAAGTCGATGAACTGCTGTTCCTTCTTGGTGCGGAGATTTTCCGGCTTGCTCTGGAGTTTACCGCTCTCCCACTGCGCCGCCAGCCGAATCATCGGGAAGGCGAAGGCGCCGTAGCCAAAGTTGTTCCACCAGTTCTTCTCGTACTGACGTCGGTATGCGCGGTCCTCCTTGACGAGAAGGGCCGACCTCGAATAGATGGTGTCTCGGATTAGGTTCTTGACGGAGAAGTCGAGCGAGTAGGTCGTGAAGAGGTTGGAGAGGACACGGCTGGCGCGGCGCAACCACTTCATGTTCTGCGCCCTGCTCATGCCCGACACCGCCTTTGCGAGAGCGGGGTTGCCGTTCACCCAAATCATCTTGTCCATGCCGCCCACCTTGAGACGGATCATGTGCTCGTTGCGGTGGGCCTTGTTCGCCATTATCTTGTCGAGCTTCAGTCCCCTGCGTCCCTTCTTTGCGAGAGGCTCGTCGAGGGCGCGAAGCATCTGCATACGCTTCTCGAAGTCCTCGAGGGTCTCGCCCTCATAGGGTTCCGTGAGCGACCACTCGCCAGTTGCGGGATTCTTGGTGTACCACGGCTCTACCTGCGTGAGCAGACTGTTCTCGCCGGCGTTCAGCACGAAGCGGTAGAGGGCCTGCTTCGCCCAGTTGTCGTTGCCCTGGACGATTTCGCTCTCGGCTATGTTCAGTATGTTGGCGAGCGGGTTGTCGGCTTCGGTCCAACGTCCCTTCATTTCCTTCACGACCGCACCGCCATTGGACGGGCTGAGGAATCGGGAATAGTCGAAGGTTTCCTCGGCGGTTTCCTCATTGAAGCCACGCAGAGGGACGTAGTACTGCCACATTCTCGGCTGGGTCGCAGTGCCGTGCAGTCTCTCGAATTCCTCCCGTGTGAGCAGTCCGTACTTGTATGCGTGCTCAAGCGAGAAGTCGGTGCAGTCGCGGATGCGGTCCCAGAGGGCGTCGAGCATGGCGTCATCCCCGACCGCCTTCTTGAACGAATCGACGAGGGCGCGGGCGTCCGCTTCGGCGAACATCCATTCGTTAGACGGGTGTCCCGTGAGCGAGGTCAGACCAGACCAGTCCTTCTTCATGGCGTCGTAGCGCACTACGGTGTCCGCACGTTTCTTGTCATAGGACTTCTTCGCGCGGTCGATGGCGTCAGCCTTCTCGCCCTCGGTCTTTCCGCTGTTGTTGATCTCGTCAATCTTCTGTGCGAGGGCGTCATCGAGAGCCTTCAGGGCGTCCTGCTTCTCCGCTTCTATCTCGTTGTTCTTGTACTCGTTTCTCTCGAGGCCGGAGACGGCGTAGATATAGTCGAGGATTCGCTCGTATGCGTCCTCGCGGGACTGCTTGTTGGACTTGTCACCGACCAGTTTCTTCTGGACGGCCCGCACCTGTTCCATGAGCGGGGTGAACCTGAACAGTTCGAAGTTGTGGGCCTCTGTCTCCGCGCGACTGCTTGCGAGGTTGTGACGGGTGAGGTAGTCCTCGTCGTCACGGAGGTCCTTCATCTTCTCGAGCCACTTGTCTCCGTACTTCTCCTTCAGGATTTTCTCATATCCGATTTTCACGGGGAGGTCGGCGTTCTGGTTCTCCATGATGGCGGCGTTCTTCGAGAGCTTCATGTCGGCGTTGTAGTCCTCGTTGGCGATGCCGGTCTCCCCGTCACGGAAACGGAGACCCATCCCCGGACCTTCGGGGTCGGTGGGTCTGTTCGGGCCGGTCTCGTTGATGCCGAGCGCACGCTTCATCAGGGTGTCCTTCGCCCAGCCGGGGATTGTGTCGAGCCAGTTCGGATTCTTGAGGTGCTCGTAGGACGCACGGAGAATGTAGTTCAACTCGTTGTCCGTGAACACGAAGCCGTCGGTGCCGAACACGGCGTCCACGATGCGTCCGAGGATTTCCTTAATCTTCTCCCAGACGGTCTTGTTGCGGAAGTCCCCGTTCTCGGCGAGGTGCGCCATGTATTCCTCCATGCCGTGAGCGATGCCCTCGTCTCCGAAGCCGAGGCCGTGGCGGGCGATATACCCGTTCACCCACGCCCTGCCCTTCGCGTCGAGGGATGCGTAGATATTGACCATAGCCTCACGGAAACGGGGACCGAAGAGCTCGCGCAGTCCCTTGTGGCCTACGGTCTCGTGGATGACGGTTGCGATGGCGTCCCGCTCGTCGGTCACGTTGTCCATGCAGATGGTCATTTCGCCCGTCTTGGGGTTGTAGTAGCCCTTCGCGGTCTTGTGTCCGGCGGGCATTTCGGAACGCCCGACCTTGTTAATCTTGACTCCGAGTTCCTGACCCATGCGGTCGAGGGTCTCGTTCGTGGCTTTCACCTCGGCGAGACGGATGCGTTCCTTTGCGGCTTCCCTCTCGTCCCGGGCCTTCTTCGCTTCCCTCTGTTCCTTCGAGGTCTTTTTCTTGCCGTACACGGAGGAATAAGACTTGCCTTCGTTCTCCCCGCCGACGAGATAGCCCTGATTGTCGGTCTCCACGAACTTGACGCCCCGCTTCTTGAGTTCGGAACGGAGTTGCGGCCACACCACGTTGGTGGGCATCGTTTCGACCTGGCCGGCGATCTGCGCCGCCACGTTGTCCGCAACCTCGCTTACGGGAACGATACGGACGGGCTTGTCCCAGCGGGAGAGATAGACGGGACGGGTGCCGGTCAGCTGTCCCTGAATCGGGCCGGCCTTCCATTCGAGCTTGCCGACGGCGTCCTTCGCCTTCTCGGCCTTGTACGGATTCATGTTCCGCTCGGACACCTCCCGTTCTGGAATCTGCACCTCCACCACGACGAGGTTGCCACGGTCCTGCGCCTCGCTGAACTGGTCGTTCAGCATCGTGCCGGACGAATGGAAATAGGGGTTGTACGCCGCGTTCAGCGACTTCTTGTTACCCTTGTCGAGCTTGAATCTGCCCTTCTCGTCCACGAGGTCGGGACGTTCGACGGAACGTTCCCACTTGTTGAACGGCACGGGCGGTCTCCACTCGCCTTCCACGACTGCGGACATGGGAGGATAGAGATATCCCCTCTGTACTCCCCTGCCGTCCCCGAGGTCGTATTCCACGTCTCCGTTCGGATTCGGGACGAACTGCATCGCACGGTAGGCGGTGACGGTCGGCTCGGAATCAAGACGCTCGATGGTATCGGCGTCGGTTTCCTCACGGTAGCGGATATCGTTGTTCTCTGGATTGAACTCACCATTGTTATCGGTAGCGGACTTGATTCTGTTTGCATCCCACACGCCGAGCGTACGCAGATTCTTTGACGGGTCTGACCAAACGTCCTCAGAGAGGTAGATGGAGTCATAACCCCTGCGCTTCAGTTCGTCAGTAACCCTCTTTCTCTCGTAGTAGATATACGCACCGCCCCTTGCGTACATGTCAGCCATAGCGTCTGGATTCTCCATGACGCCGAGGTCGATTAGCATCTGCTTCCCGTCGATATCGTATCGCTCGGTGGGGATATACGGGTTTCGTGAATTGATAAAGACAGGAAGGAGTCGTTTCCCGAGATCCATCCTCGCCTCCCTGACGGTCATTCCGTCAAGTCCGAGATTGTCCCGTTCCCATTGCTCAAATCCCTTCTCGGCTTCCTTCCACTCTTCCGAGTCAATGTAGTCCCTGCCATATGTCTTTGCAAGCTGTCTTGCTATTTCCGCCTTGTGCTCTCTTGACTTCTGCCAGGCATCCTCAAGACGCTTGTTATCTTCGGGCGAACGCTGTCTGTCATCATCACGATTAATCCACGACTCGGAGAACTCTCTGTCGAGAGAAAAGAAGTTCATCCCGTCAGTGTATTTTCTCGCCTGAGACGGGTCGAACGACCAGAACTGGCGCTTCGTCCCATGATAAAGGACTCTCGGCTCGCCGTTCTCGTCCACAATCTTGGAATAATCAAGAATTTCCTCGGAAGAGTTTGTTTTTTTGACGCCTTTTAGTAACTTTGCACCAGTAATGGAATTGATGGGACTATTGGTCGTGACTGGGCTCTGCCCCTCCGACTCCCGGTTCGCCCGGCGTTCTTCCATCAGTTCCATTTCTTGTACCTCGTAGGTATAGTATCTGTCTCCCGAGCGGACCTTCTTCACAGTTGATTTGACCCGATACAGCTCGCCGTCAATTTCGATGGCGTTATAGAGCCTCATTACATCGAAGTCCCTACCGTGTACGTCTCTGTGCGTTTCCGCGGGGATTCCCGTCTCAATGAAGTCGAGGACAGAGCGGAGTGCGGACAGATGAGCGTTGATAGAGTCACTGTTCTTCAGGGCTTTCTCGTTGAGCATTTCCTTGACGGAACGCCTGCCTATCGAGATATAATCCCCCGTGAAACGGTTAGTCCTTCCCTTACCCTGCAAGTTCTTCTTTGCCCAATCCTCCGCTTCGGAAAGATTCGTGAAAGTTCCCTCGCTTTTAAGGATTGGAGTGGTCATGGCGGCGATGTCCCAATTACCAAACCAATTCTTGAACGCGGCGGTCCTGACCTGAAGCCACTGCTTCTCGCTCAGGTTTGTCGGATTCCCGTTCGGGGCCTTCATAAAGGTCCCTTCGGCGATTGCGTTCTCCTTAATTGTTTTTTCCTCGTCCGACAAGTCGTCATCAACAGTGTCGGTCTCTGGAACAACCTCGTTTCCGAGAACGTCTCCGTCCTCGCTCACCCAAACCCTGCCCTTCGGCTTGTCTGCCTCGCGGACGTAGGGCTTGGACAAATCCCACATAAAGTCGTTGCTACGCCCGATGAAGCGGTCGAAGAGAGACTTGTCAAAGTTCTTGAGAATGCCGTCAAGAGCCTCGTTGAGCAAAGCCCACGCGGTAGTTTCCTCGGCACCGTCCACTTGGAATCCGTACACCTTCGGACTGGAACCAGAGTGATCCACCCACATGCGGCGGTTCTTGTAGCGGTCGCGGATTTTCGGATTGGCCATTTCGGCCATCATTTCGTCCACGTTCTCGAGGCTGTAACCACGCAGGGGGGCGACGTCCTCTGGAGTGCCCTTAGTAATCTGCCGGAAGATATCCCTCGCAAGGTTGGCGGAATCGTACAGCCCGTCCTTTGCGTTAGGGACGCCCTCCTCAGCACTCTTCAGCGCATAGTTGGTAACAGAGTGGATGAACTCGTGAAGCAGGGTTGTAGCACGCTCGTCGTCGTTCATCGGTCCCCAGGTGAGCCGGTTAATCTTCAACGAGTTGGAACGGTTGTTGTAACCGCCGGCGAAACCCCTGCCCATCGACTCCACACCGATGACAAGTCCAATCTTCTCGGCGACGTCCGCAACACGGTCGTACATGTCCTGACGTTCCTCGTCGCCGTGGTTGGCGGCTTCGAACTTCTCGCGCAACTGACCGTACCCGTCGAGAGTCTCAATGTCGGACGCGCTGATGTTCGGGTTGAGACCCTGCGCCACTCGGTTAATCTGCGCTTCAGTCAGATTGAACAAACCGCGGATGAGTTTCATGTACGAGCGGTAGAGGTCCTTCAGAGCCTCCACGTCCTCCTGCCTTGCATCGTACGTCCTTGTCTTTTTGCGGAACTCGCCGTCCGTGAGGGCAAGGGTCTCCTTCAGCCATTGATAGTTCTGGATGAGCGGATTATCCTGATTGACCTTTTCCGCTTTCGAGAAGCGGATGTACTGCCACTTGGAGGTGTCAATCCAATAGGAGTTATCGCATGACTCGAGGCTGAATCTCGACTGGTTCATGCCCTTTCCGAACCTTTCGGTCATATAGATATAGACCTGCGGGTTATCGGTTTCCTCGCGCTGGAGTTCGGCTTTACCGATGAGTTTGTTCTTTCTCAGTTCCGTCAGAACGGCCTTGACCTTCTTTGACTTGATAGCTTGAACGTCCACGATTCGCTCGGGGACCTTGATGTTCTCGAGCTGGTCGAACAGCTGTTCCTTCGTGAGATTCGTAAGGTCGTTGATTATAGCGGCCGGCGCGTTGTTTCGGAGTTCCTTGCGCGTGACCTTGTCCACGATGACAATGTCCATCGGCTCGTTGTTACCGTCCAGGACACCCTTCCCGACACCGATAATCATGCGTGTCAGGGCGCCGTCCTTAGCGAGCGCACCGAGTTCCGCGGTCGCATTGTACTTGTCGGGGATAATCGCAATCATACGGCCACCCTCGGAGAGGTGAGAAAAGCCCTTTCTCATGGAACCGATAGGGTCTACCGTCATTTCGTCGTAGTTGCCGTCAAGCAGGACCACGTCGGCCTTATTGATTGGATTCAGTTCTCCGAACAAACCTTCGCGGAGTTTCAGTTCGGGGCGTCCGGCGGTGCACAGCAGGTCTGTCTGCAAGGACGGGTCGGTCTCCATTACACCGAGCGTGATGCCGGTGGGGACGTAACGTGCGATACTTCCACGTCCCGCGAACGGAACAAGTGCGGTATCACCGCTCGTAGCCTGCGCCCACGTTGCGATGCTGAAACCTATCGGCTCGGGGATAGACTTATCGCCGGGCTTGAATCCCTTGCGCTGGGCGACCTCGTAATCATGCTTCGCCTTCGCCATTCCCGTGAGGGTGCTTCCGCGCCTGTCTCTCTCCACACCGCCGATGCCCTCGCCGTCAATCGGCACGTTGCCGGAGTTCTCATAGAATCCCGTCATAATGGAATCCTTGAGACCCCTTCCACGGAATCCGTGCGCGATGTTCTCCACGGTCTCCGCCTTCGCATTGAACGACATGGCGAACACACGCACTTCATGTTCGATACCGAGACGGGGGTACTCGAAGATTGCATTACTTCTGTTACCCCAGCGGAACGTACGACCCTCCGCCTGGATGAATCCTATCGGAGAGAACGGGAGGGCCGTCTGTATCATAACCCTCTGATGTACGCCCGTCGTGTCGTGCAGGGATAGTCCCGCACCGCCGGAACGGGTGGTGACGCAGATAATCTTGACCTTACTGTTGTCATCGTTGAACTGCGCCTTCGCGGTCTCCTTCTCTTTCGGGGTGCATTCGCCGTTGTAGACGGCTACGGACTCCGCTTCGAGCTGTGTTCCCTTCGGGCGTTTCTTGAGAATCTTCTGGAAGTCATTGTCGTCCTCCAGTTCCTCGTCGGTCATGTCGGGATGGTTGCGGAGATACGTCTCCAACTCCTTCTGCCATTCCTCGATTTCCTTAGCGTGCTTCTGCCGTTCGGCGGCATATTTCGCACGGTCCTCATCGGTTGCAAAGAAGTCGATGACCTGCTCGTTCACGGGACGGTAGTCGAGACCGGCCTCCCACTTGAGGACGTCGGCGAAATCCCGCTTGAAGTCTGCGATGAGCGCTATCGGCGCGTTCTTCGCCATGAGGTTTACGTCGAGGACCGTCTGGAACGGCGGGCCAACGGGCGGAAGATTCTCCTTCGAGGACTGCGTGGGGTGCAGACGGTCATGGAAGATGACAATCTTGCGTCCGGCGGCAAGGTGTTCCTTGAGCCGGTCACGCATGGCGGAGACCTTCATCGTCTCATAGAGAAGGCTGGTCCACTGAGGCTTGTCAATGAATCCCGCATTATCGAGCAGGGGCTTGTATTTCTGCCCGTGCAGTGCATCCATAGCCTGATTGAACCGAGTGGCCATTATCATTCCAGACACGTCGGGGTGTTCACGGGAATAGTCGTAGCCGTTCTCCAGTTCGCGGAAGTAGCAGGTCTCGAGCTCGTCGAGCAGATGGTCGCCGAACTCCACCTCCAGCTGTTCCATCGGCTGATCGCCACGGAACCACTCCGTCCAGAACGCGCTTTCCTTCTGTCCCTCGTCGGTGACTTCTGTGCCGTCGGACTTGAACACCTGCGGGTAGTTGAACACGAATCCGGCGCCGTATCGCAGATTCGCTATGGTGTTGAACGGGGTCGCAGAGAGCATCAGGACCTTCGTGCGCTTGACGGCCTTCTCGGCTTCGTCTCGGAACTGCGGCTTGATAGCGTCAATCTGAGCCGTGAGGCTTTGGATTTCCGCTTCAAGCATGGACTTCTCTATGTCGATTTCCGCGATGCGCTCGTCCTTTGTCTGTCCCTTCGCCTTGTTCGGCTTGGGTTTCTTGCGCTCTGTGTTCAGGCTACGCACCCTTGCTTCGAGTTCAGAACGCCGCTTCCCGAGTTCGGTGTTGCTCGCAAGGCGTTCCTCCGCATTTTCGATGTCCTTATTGGCGATGCGCTTGTGCGCCGTGAAAGCCAATGTCTCCTCGCCCTGCTGGTTCTCGATGATGTTCTGGCACTCGTCGTAGACAACGAGGTCGAACGTGTCCTCGTAGAGGGCCTTGTTCATTCGGAAATTCTCGTAGGAGGTGACGATAGCACCCTCTCCCTTATCCTTCGTGTTCTCAAGGACGCTGAGTTTGATGCCGAGCATCTTCGCCTTGTCGGACCACTCCTTCTTCATGGAAGCAGGTGCGACAACGAGGATGCGTCCCTTGCCCTCGTCGATGAAACGCTTGATTGTCCCGAGGCCCGTGAAGGTCTTACCCGTTCCCGTTCCGTTCGTGACGAGCATACCCTTTCCGTATGCGTGGTCGTAATCGTTATGGGATTCGTCGAAGAACTGACGCTCGATGGCTACGAGGTCGTCCCATTGTCCGGGAGTGAGGATTGGTACGCTTTCCGCTATGTTCTTACGGCTTCCGCGGATTACGGCGACACCCTTCTTGTTCGCCCTCTGCTGTCTTGCAATACGTTCCTCTACCGAGATATCCCGCTCATCCCTGATTTCAAGGTCGTGGATTTCGGAAGAATGTCCAGAGAGGGGAAGGCGCTTCCCCTCGATGTTCAGTTTTGTATTCCAGACCTCTCCGATGAAGGCGTCGAGGGAACTCTCGTCATAGTTGAGCCCCTTCATCACGGCGTCGCCGAACTTGGACTTGAACCACCTGCGGAAATCGTTGAAGGTGGTAAGTCCCTCGGTCTTTGCGTATGCGTAGCCGAGTTTTGCGGAAGAGAAGAGAATCTTCGCCGCCAGCGCCTGCTGTTTCGGCGTCATGCCGTCGAGCGAAATGGACGCGGTCTGCTTCTTGGGTCTCTTTCGGGAGAGCTTTCCGCTGTTCCTGTCTCTTTCCGCGATTCCTTCGGGTGCGTTCGCATACAGCGTCCTTCCGACTCCGTTCACCTGACGGGTGACGGACGGAAGGGTGCTGTTGAACTCGTCAAGGAGACCTTCTAACTCTCCTCCGAGGGCGTCAATGTCAATTGATCCGGCTTCAGTTCCCCGCTTATCAGTCTCTCCAGTACGTCCTTCATCGACGCTTTGTCCGCCGGCGTCATCAGCCAGTTGTAGTCCTGATTCATCAGTTCCACCGCGTCGTCCGGCGTCCCGACTTCCGACAGCGCCCTTGCGAGTACGCTGTCCGTTTTCGCCAGTTGCTTGAGCCCCGGTCTCTCCAGAAAGTACCCCGCTGTCCGAAGCGCCCATTGTGCCAGGAGTCCCTTCCCCGTTTCCTTCTCCACCCACTGACACAGTTTCTCCTCCACTTCGTTCTGCGCCCATCCCGGGAGTTTGAACAGGTCTGCCATCCAGCTGTGCTTCACCGGCATTTCTGCCAGTTTGTTCAGTTGTTCTACCGTTAGTTCTAACATAGTCCTTTACTTGTTGATAGGCAAGGGTCTCCGCAAACCCCTTTTCTCCGTTGATATAGTCTACTGCGGAATCTATGATGTCGGGGTCGGGATAGCCGGAGTTACGTATTTCTTCCTCGGTCAGTTCCTGCTCGGCCTCGTTCTCCCCCTCCTTCTGCGAAGTTACTGATTCTTTTTGAGTTTCGGAAGCGGGCGCCTCGTTTTCCTGCCCCATTTCCTCCTGATTCGGGGCATTGTTTTCGGGTGCTTCTTCCTCGGTTTGAGCCTGCTGTTCGGGCTCGGGTTGTTCTTCTTCCTGCTCTTCTTCCGTTGCGGTTTCGGTTTCAGTCTCAGCTTCCTCTTCTGCTTCGGGAAGGTCCTCCGGCAGGTCCTCGAGCGCTTCTTCGGTTGCGGGTTCCTCGGCGGTCTCTTCGGTCTGAGTCTCGGCGACGGGGACTTCGGTGGTTTCCTCCACGGGAGTTTCAGGTGTTTCAGCCACGGGCACCTCGGGAGTGGCGGGTGCTTCTGCCGGCGTTTCCTCGTTCTCTGCCTGCCGTCTCGCCGCTTCGAGCCGGTTGTTGAAGATGAGCTGACCGAGTTCTCCGCGGGTGTGGCTCATCAGCAGGTCGCCGACCATGTTGATGGCATCCTGCTCGTCGGAGATATACCCGGGCCAGTCATCGGCCACGCCCATGACGAACTTGTCCACGGGGACGGCATCGGTCTTGTTCGACAGCACGAAGCCGTAGCCGTTCTTGCGGAGGTCCTTCCGCTTGTCCCAGCCGACGAGGTCGAGCACCGAGCCGAGCTTGAGTTTCTGTCCCGAGCGGAACAGTCCTGCGAGGTCGTTCGCAAGCGCCTCCTCCATAGTCTGCGGTGTGAGGTTGAATCCGCGGGGGTCCACGCCGTACTGCTCGATGAGTTTCTGCCGTTCGGCTTCCTTCTTGGCTTCGGCTATGTTCTCGTCGGCGACCTCCTTGATCTCCTTCCAGAAGTCGGACTTGCGCTGGAGTTCGGGTAGTTCGTCGCGGTACTTGGCCGTTTTCTTGTCCACCTCTGCTTTGGCGTCCTCCTTCCGTTTGGCAAAGGCGTTGAGACCCTCGCCCGGATTGCGCTTCCACTTGTCTATCTCTGCCTTCTCGGCGTCAGCCTTGAGGACCGCCCTCTGCGCCCTCGCAAGCGCCTTGTCTGCCGCCTCGGACTGTTCCACGACAAAGGAGTCGGCGTCGGACGTGTCCTCGCCGAAGCGTCCGTAAATGTCGTCGTATGCCTGTTCGGGAGTGATTCCTTCCGCATCGTAAATGGGTTCTCCAGTTTTCTCGTCGAGGGGGATTCCGCTTTCGGTGGCGGCGGGCGCGGTTTCCGCTACGGGTTCCTGGGCCGGTGCCGGCTCGGGAGTGGGGGTGGGCGCAGGGGCAGGTGCCGGTGTAGGAGTCTGCGTTCCCTGCATCGCCTGACGGAACTCGTCTGGGCTCATGTTCCCGTTCACAGTCTCCCCGTTCATGTTCTCGTAGGAGAATAGGACGGAATCGTTGTCCGCCTGCTCGACGAACACGTCCACGGGCTCTCCGTCAATGATGATGGTCTGCGTGGTGCCCTGAATGTCCGCGGGATTCTGCGCCTGCGTTCCCTGAACGGGTTGCTGTGTCTGCGGTGCGGGTGCCTGCTGTCCCTGCGGCGCCTGCTGTACCTTGTTATCGGCAGAGGTGACGTCGAGGGAAATGTTGCCCTGCTCGTCCTTCTGCGCCGTGTCGTAGAGCAGTTCTGCCGAGATAGAGCGGGAAGGGCCGTTGCCGGTTGCGTCCTTCACAGTGACCATTCCCGTGTTTCTGTTCACCCCGAGGACGGTTACGGAACTGACGTCCCCCGTCTCGGGGTCCTCGATGAGGATGGTGTGATTGACGTACGGGGCGAGCGCCGCCGTCTTACCCTCGGGGCTGACGGTGTTCGCCATCTGGTAGTACTGGTCCTCGGCCTGGAACACCGACCAGTCTATCATGTCGCGCCGGAAAGACTCGGCCTGCGTCTTGGTCGCGCGGGAGAGGTCTGACGCCGGCACGGGGACGGACGTGCCGTCCATGAGCCGGACCATGACCATAGACTTCGGTGTACCGCCGATGACGGACACGCTTCCGTCCCTCGCCACGTTCACGTCGTCCGAGGTGATATACACGGGAGAGTCGCCGAGGTTGGCGGTGATGACCGTTCCGTCGTTGAGGACCGCCCCGTTCATGGCGGCGTCGGTAGCCACGGTGGCGCGGTTGGTGGCGGTCTCCATATAACCGTCGTACAGACCCTGCTGTGCGCCCTTTGCGTTGGCGTATGCGGAGAGTGCGTCTGCCAGTTCGAGGTTCCCCTCCTGCCTCTCGTCGAAGGCCATTCTCGCTATTTCCTCGGGAGAGGAGTCGAGCGCCGCCTCGTCCACGCCGAGGGCGACGGCGTTGTTCCGCGCTTCGTTGGCGTTAAGGTTGGTCATGTACACGTCATCGTGCGACGCACCGTCCCCGAACTGGAGACCTTCCTCGTATGCGCCCATAGCGGAGACGCGCTCTCTTGAAACATTCCACTCGGCGTCTTTCTTCACCCCGTTGCGGAGGTCGAGGTAGTCCTCCACGGACATGCTTCTGCGTGCGCCGAAGGTCCCGTCCTTCAGTCCCTGCTCTACTTCCTGAGCGGAGAGAGTGCGTTCGTTCCCGTTCTCGTCCACGGTGTCGAGGCTTCCGTCGGAGTTCTCCTTGCGGATGAAGAGGTTGTTCTCCCCGCCCGTGGTGAGGTAGTCCACATATTCCTCCTCGCCCGTGTACGGGGTGCCGCCCTCGTCGGTGAGCTCGGCCTCCCTCGTTCTCCAGAACTGCTTTCTGCCGGTCCTGTCGTAGAGTTCCTCCCTCTCCTTCTCGTGTTCGTCCTCACGGCGGATCTGGTCCGCGCCGTGTGCGGCGTTGCGGTCTCTCGCGGCGGTGAGAAGGTCGAGGATGAGCTGACCCTCCACGTCCTTGCCCTGCGAGTTTCCGTTGCCGACGGCGTTGAGAAGGACGGCCGCCTTGCGTCCGAGTTCCTCGGGATTCTCTCCCTTGACGGAGGACGCAATCTTGTCCGCATCTTCCTCGGACATGCCCCTCTCGTCGATGAGGTAGTCCTTGTACGCCTCGTACGCTTTGTTGTATCTGTTGTTCACGACACCGCGCTGGACTGCGGAGACGCCCGCGCCGACGCCGATGGTCGGGATGAAGGACGCCATGAGGACGCCCATGTTCTCCAAGTCGGCGAAGTCCTTGATTGCTTCCTTGTTACCGCGCAGATAGTCGATGATTGCGCCGTTCACCTCTTCGCCAGTTTCCTCGGCGAGGGACTGGATGCCCATTCTGTTGAGGAAGGCGCTGACCTGCGGGGACATGAGGTTGGCGAGGGTGTCCCAGCCGAGTTTCTTGAATCCCTTGTAACCGGCCTTGCCGATTGCGCCCGTCAGTTTGTTCACGGGACCGAGACCAAACTCGGTTGCGTTCTCAAACAGCATGTTAAGGGCGCCGTCCCACACCATTTCGCCCATCTTCTGCGGGCCTTCGATGCCGTACTTGATTCTCGTCTCGGGGTCCATGAAGGCGGCGGGAGAGGACATAAACGCCTTCATCGCCTCCTGTGTGCTCTTCGCAACCTCGGAATAGTTGGAAGGACCGAGGGCGGTCTGGAGTGCGCCACCGACGAGTGCGCCGGCTTCCTCGCCTACGAGACGGGAAGCGCCCTTAGCGACGCCCGTGGCGAACTTGCCGAGGCCGTCCTTGACGAGACGCTTCTCGAGGTATCTTGTAACGGCACGCTTCGCGGTGCGACCGCCAGCGCCGGCGGCGCCGTTGAGCAGAAGGAACTCAAGCCCCATCCGCTCGGACATGGCCATCGTCTGTCCCGCCTTGACGCTCGGGGCGATTTCTCCCTCAAGCGCCGCCGAGACGGCACCGCTCGCCTGCACGGAATCGAACAGCGCACGCTCGGACTCAGAGAGACCTTCCTTGATAGCCTTCTCCACGTCGTCTCCAGAAGCGTTCTCGGGGACGTCGCCGAGGATATCCTCTATCTTCTGCTGGAGTCCGTACATGGCGCCGGCGTTCTCCATTCCGAGAAGGGCACTCCAGTTCTCCTCGTTCATCACATACTGCTTCTGCCCCTGCAAGGAACCCTTGATGAAGTTCTGCACCTTTCCGGCAAAACCCTTCGCGTCGGCGTTCTTCTTCGCCTCGCCCTTCGTGAGCGAGCCCTGAAGGTCCTGAGCATCCTTGAGCATCCGCTTCGCCGCCTGATAGTTCTTCAGGTCGGCGCCGTATGAATCACGCTCTTCCGTGTTCAGCCACCCCTCATAGGTGTCGGGAGAGCCGGCGTTCTTCAAGTCTGCGACATAGGGGTTGGACTCACGTTCGGCCTGCGAGAGCGCACCGAGCGCCTTCTGCCACCAGGGACGCTTATCCATTTCCTTCTGCCGTTCCTTGTACGCACCGCGTGCGGCCTTGTCGGTTTCCCTCTCTGCCTCTTCAATCGCCTTGATTCGGTTGTTGATGACAGCCTTCTGCTCGTCCCCCTGCTCGCTGAAATACTTGACGGGGCGGACCTTCTGGACGTTGAGCTTCTTGAATCCGGCGCCGTATAGTGCGTCACGGTTGGCCTTGAAGGTCTTTGCGTCCACCTCGAACGGCTCGTCGTTCTCGGACGCGATGATGAAGCGGTCGTCATCCGCTATATCCTCGTCCCCGCGGTCGTACAGGGAGATATGCGACGCCCGAACTCCGGGGTCGCTGTCGTATATCTGGCTTCTCTTTTTCTCGAACTCGTCGGGTGACAAGGACTTGCTCGTCCCGTTCTGGTACTGGAGAAAGATACTCCCTTTCTTATCCGAAGGCATGTCGATTTCCTGCTACTGATTCTGATTCATTATGCTTCTCGCGCTCAGTCCGCCGGTTGCGGGCGCGGTGACGGAACCCTTGAGGTCCCTGTTCTTGGTGAGGGCGGCGCTGATGTTCCGTGCGTCCCTCTTGGTGATTCCCTTCCCCCTTCTGTTGCTGTTCAGCACCTTCCGCTCGTTCTTGTCGATGACTCCGTCCCCGTTCGTGTCGTACTTAGAGTAGACGGAGACGATGTTCTGTTCCTCCTGCGTGAGACCCTCGGTGGGTTTCGGCGCTTCGGTAGTGGTCTGTGTCTGCGATGCCGAACGTGTGCCAGAGCCGGTGCGTCTCGCCGTCTGCGTGGCGGGTGCCGTCGCAGTGGCGGGCGCAGGGGTAGCCACACCGCCGGACTCCATGATTTCGGCGTCGGTCGGGGACCAGTCGCCGTAGTACCCGCTTCCGTAACCGCCCATGTTGATGAAGTCGGAGAAGGAAGGGAGGCCGGTCTTGTGGATGCTGTTGCTACGCATCAGTTCGTGGTACGCCTTGACGGCGGCGGTGCGCCTCGCCTGATAGAGGTCGTCCATCGAGTCGGACTTTGCGATCTCGTTCTGCCGGTCGAGCCTTGCGAAGTAGTCCTCGTTGTTCTGCCTGCGACGGATTTCCTCGTCCTCGAGCTTCTGCCGACGGCGTCTCGCCTCATCGTCGAGCGCGAGCATACGGCGGTAGTCCTCATCCGCGATTTTGAACTTGTACTCATCTTCGGCGGTTCCGATGTTGCGGAGGTTGTCCGACGCCTTCACGGCGCGGTTGAACGCCTCGAGGTACTGGCGGTTGTCATAGGGTTGCACACCGCCGGTGGAACCGCCACCCGCACGCCAGCCGAGGGGTTGCACCATAGAGGTCAGGACGTTGCCGAGGGCGTTGTACTTCGCCATCTTCACGTCGTCGGTCCTCTGCTGTTCGGCGGCCTTCTTGCGGGTGTCGAGGAAGGACTGGAACATGTTGTTCCGCGTCTGCCTCGCCTGCTTCGTGGCTTCGCTCTCGCCGTAGATTGATGCGTATGGATTGCTCATAGTGTCTACTTGTTGTTATCCCACGGGAGACCTCCTGCGAGACCCGTGACGCCCTGGCTGATTGCCTTCGGCGACCTGATTGGTGCGTACATTTCGACGAGACCGTCCGGTGGTACGGAGTCTGCGACAGCGCCCGCGCCGGCCACCTCGGCACCGTTCCCGAGAAGGGACGCAGAGCCGTAGGACATGAGCGCCGAGGAGGTCTGAGCCCCCCACTGCTGCCAGTCCTGAGCCGCCTGCCTGTAGTTCGCCTGCAACGCCGAGGAATGGTTCTGGTCGAGCTGGAGTTTCTGGGCGTTGATGCGGTCCCGCCGTGCGTCCTCGCCCTGAAGTAACTGTCCGTAGAGCCGGCTCATGCCCTCGTTGTTGGACTGACGGGCCGCGAGGGCGTTCTCCATGGTGCCACCGCCCGCCGCCATTCTGTTGTTGATTGCGTCGAGGTTCTTGTCGTACCGCTCGGAGGCCGCCTTGAGAAGCGAGCGGTTGCCCACCGTGGTGAGCGGGTCGCGGTAGTACTGCGAGTTGAGGAAGTCGCGGGCCTCCTGATAGGACCGCAACTCTTCGTTCTTCGCCTTGTTCCTGTTGTATGCGCTTCCCGCGGCGCCGGCGGCGGCTACACCTGCGGAAATCAGAAGCGCCGCTGTGCTGGATATCATGGCGCGAAATGTTTAGGATTCCTCGGAAGAGACCGCCTCGAAGTCGGCGAGCGGGGCCTCGATGAACTTGCCGGACTCCATCAGGACGATGCCGACCGACTCGTCGTTATATGAACGGCTGAAGGCCACCAGCGTCCCGGTGTCGTCCTCTGCGTAGAGGCCCCGGCTGGAGTCCTTGACGAATTTGATGCTCTGGTTCATTTCCTTGCGAGTTTTGATTTACGGGCCCAAGATACCTATACGGAAACGGGAAGTATTCACAAATTGTGAAAACATCGGGAGGACTTATAGTTATGTTTGCCAACGGATATTGTAAAGTACGCCGACATGGACAAAGACCTGAAAAGCAGGACGAACAAGCGGAAAATCGCCTACGTCTACCTGATGCACCGCATGTTCGGGGGAAGCCCCGTGCAGATGCAACAGATAATGAAGATGCCCAACGTGACGATAGCCGAACTCCAGGACTGGGACATCGACTACAAGGAGGCCGTGTACGCGGTCATCGCCGAGGAGGACGCCAAAGGTGTCGAAATGCGCGACCCCAACAGCGACGTCCCGTCCATCCGTAGCATCAAGGAGAAGATTCTCCGGCAGACCGAGAAGGTCATTAACGAGACGACCGACCCCGCCCGTCTCGCCTCGGCGTACAAGGTGCTGTCGGAGTTCGAGGTGGTGGACGAGAAGAAGGACAAGGGCGTGCTCGACGCGATAAACGAGGCCGTGAAGCCACTCACCGCCGGGCAGAAGGCGAAGAGAAAGACCATGCTGGACAAGATGCGGGAGAACGGCGCCGTCGTGGACCTGAACAGGGCGAGGGCCGACGGGGCGTACGGCGAGAACGAAGAGAACGTGGAGGAATAGTCATGGCGGCGGAACACCTCTCATACAGCGGAATCAACCGCTCGATAACAGACTACGCGGGCTCGAGGGCCTGCGAGGAACTCATTAACCTGCGCCCGACCTCCGACGGGCTGATGCCGGTGAGGGACTTCTACGCTAAATTCCTGAACAGGGGTTACGACAAGGTGTTCATACACCATGCGATAGGACGGGATGTCTACATCTGCGTCAAGCACACGTCGAGTTCGGTCAAGGTGTACAGGGTAGACGAGGCGGCGAGACCCACCGACCAGGAACTGCTGTCAATTTCCGTTACGGGAAGCTCGGCTTCGGCGAAGGAGGCCATGGCGCAACGGATCATCGCCGGTCTATCCTTCGCGTCGGCCGGCAACATAGCGCTGTTCAGTGTCTGCGACAAGACCGACAACATCTACGGAAACTGGACCTTCACATGGGACGGCTCCGAGTACGACGTGACCGAGGCGAACGTTCCGGAGATAAGCGTCGGAGTCAGCGACGACGGAATGGTCGGCGTATGGCAGGAGATACCACACCTCTCGAACACCTCTAACGCCGCCGACGTCATCAGCGCCGTGGAGAACGGGCTGAACGCGATTCAGGAACTCAAGCCCAACCTCTGCATGGGTCCCATCATCATAGCCATAGCCTTCAAGACGAGGGACGGCAACACGTTCTGGACAAAGAAATGGCTCATGTACGACCCAATCGGCACAATCAATTCCGCGTCGAACACCCCGTACCGGGACGCGACCACCCAGCCGAGCCCCGAATGGGCGGACTTCTTCAACAAGTACGGGTACGGGTACGAGTCCGGGTACACATACGGCAACGTCCTCGACAACGTGGTGGGCTACGGGACCGAGGTAACCGTGTCCCTCGGCGCCCTGAGCGACGACGCCACAGACGCGAACTACTGGAACAAGGAGACCTCGGTAATCAAGAGTGTCGAAATCTACTCCTCGAGGCCGTTCCTCTCAGTGGACGCCACTGGTGCGTACGACGGCCTCATCGCCTACGGCAACCCGGTCGAGTACCAGCTCATGCTTCCGCAGTCGAAGTACGAGAACATGAACTTCGAGAACTGCCTGTTCTACCACCAGGCGTCCGTCCCTATGGACGCCCTCGCCGAACTCGGGACGAACGAGACATATCCCGTCAAACTGACATTCGGCGGTAACATACAGACCACGAACGAGACGCTGAGGGTGGACGCCGGCGCAGTCGAGCGGTACGGGCACGTACTCTCCTACAACTCCCGTTTCCACTACTACGACTCCGTCGCCGAGACCGAGGTCGGACAGCCGTTCTTCCTCTATCAGGGGACCGCGACGACGGGCGCAATCTACGCCATCTACATGTACTCGGACGACAACAAGACGAGGCTTGTCTACGGCGGGGATATGACCGGCAAGTTCAAGACGGACTCCGACGTGGTCATAGCGCCGTCCTACAATATCAAGGAGGTCATCGTCTACCGAAAGATAACGGGGACATACGTCGTGTACAGATTCAGGATGAAGGAGTCAAAGACCTACAACATCAGCATCTGCACGGACGGTTACTACAATACGCCCGAGACGGGATCGGGGACGATAACCGAGTACGAGGACGCAATATCCAACGGAAACAAGTTCACCACCGAAGAGCAGGCGGCGATAAACGTCACAGAGCAGTACAATCCCTTCGTGTTCCGCGTCGAGCACTCCTACCTCGCCCCGGGGCGCATCACCGACCTCGTGCCCCAGAACTTCGTGGTGACGGACGCCACCTACGGACGGGAGCCTTTGGACGTGTTCACCGAGCGCGGCATCTACGCCCTGATTCAGGGAAGCGGGGACATACTCTACGCATGGTTCGACCCCATCGACCCGATGGTGGCCTTCGGACGCGCCGTCCCGACGGAAATGGGAATCTTCTTCCTCTCCGGCGGCGCCCTCTACCTCTGCGCCGGACACCGCGTCACCCTCGTCAGCGACGCGCTCATGGCGGGGCCGCACAAGTACGTCCGCTCGGCGGGGCCCACGGTCAGCAGTGTCGGGGCGTACACGAAGATAGCGGGGAGCTCGGGCCTCGTGGACATGTCGTCCTACGTCTCGGCCGTGGACTTCGAGACCTTCGCGGGAAGCGGCAGGCTCTCCTACAACCGCTTCCGTCAGGAGGTGTTCGTCTCCAACCCGTCCTACGACTACACCTACGTCCTCTCCCTCAAGTACCGCCAGTGGTTCAAGGTGAGCCAGCGTCTCTGGCAGGACGAGCCGGCGAGCGTCATCGTCTCCAGACCCGGGACCACCTCGGGGTACGTGGACGTGCTGAACCTCGAGACGGAATCGACCTACGGCTCGGTTAAAATCCACCTGCAAACCCGTCCGTTCTCCATGGGGTATCAGTACGCGCATATCCACAGGGCGATTTCCATGATACGCGCCCAACTCTCGGGTACGGAAGGGGACGTCGCCGTCCTCCACCTCTACGGAAGCGACGACCTCCAGAACTGGACCCTGCTCGCCTACGCGAAGAGAAGCGGAAGCACGACGGGCAGCGGGGACAATATCCAGGACGTGCCGCTCTACATCTCCCAACTCCGCACACCGACGGCGGCGAGGTCGTGGCGCTACTACACCATCTGCCTCACCGGGCAGGTCCCCTCGGCCGGCGACTTCCAGACGGACGTCGGACCATTCGTGGTGGACTATGACGCCGTGGTGCGCAGGCTCGGATAGCCCGATGATAGACGAAATCCGCATACGCATAAAGCCCCTCTCCGTGAACGACGCGTGGAAGGGGAAGCGGTACAAGTCCGACGCTTACAAGGCGTACCAGACCGAAATGCTGGTGCGCCTCCCCGCCGGACGGCTACCCGACCCTCCCTACCGCATGTACTACGAGTTCGGATTCTCCAACTCCCAGGCGGACTTCGACAACCCCTGCAAGCCGCTCGGGGACATCCTCCAACGCAAGTACGGATTCAACGACAAGGAAATCTACGAGGCGCACATCCGAAAGGTCATCGTGCCCAAAGGATTCGAGTACGTCAGCGTGAAGATTGAACACATGGAGAAATAAGCACACTCCGCCCCCTCTATATCCCTCATAACCCGAACCCTTCGGAACAAGCGGATATTCTCTTTCCATCCAAGAAAGCATCCTGAAAAACCCTTACGTCCAGAGAGACGTTGTCGGGGCGGGCGGTCTGCCCCGTGTCTCAATCCTCCCCTCTCAAGGCTCCCCGTAGCGCAACCGCAGGCGTCATGAGGTCGCGGGTCGAGAGTCGCTCGTTGCCCGCACTGCTTTTAATTTCCTGCGGCCCCGTTCCGCGCCACGGATCGGGACTCACGACGTTCTTTCTTTTTCGGGAAGGGAACCGTGGAAAGACCTCCCGCTTCTCAGGCGTATTTCCAGGCGGACAAAAAAATACCGCCTGTTCGTCTAATGTGGCGGACAACGAACAGGCGCGTACTAACACCCCATACTGGGGCATAACTTTCCAAACTGTGCGCCGGCCACCACTCCGACATGACAAACATACCACAAAATTTCCAGAATATTCACACCCAGAGAACTATCCAACCGCAATTTGTGCCCTACTTTTCGCCCCGTTTCCCCTCGTAAAATCCTCTAACCCAATCCGTTACAAAGAAATTACCGACCAATAAGCAAACACAATCTTTTTCACCCCAAGTGAACTTTTTTCACTATCTTTGCATCCGGGGGAACACATTTCGCTATTCATGGGGACAGCAAACTCCCCCCAACAACACAACGCATTTCTTCATTTCAAAGGTTTTAGCCAAACTATTGGTGGTTTCCCTCCCTGCCGAGAAGGTACGGAGGGTTTTTCTTTCACACACCAAGCCTCCACAAATCCCCTACAATCACTCCAATCCTCCGAAATGATAAATCTATCATCTTCCAAAAGAAATCACGCCACAGCCAAAACCAGACCCCAAAGCGAACAAATCTTCACACCATGTGAAACCGCACCCCCGAATCATCGTCTGTGATATCCAGATTCCCCGGGTACAGTTCTAACACCGAAACTCAAGGAAAAACATGCCTACCCCCACCCATCCTGGAACAAACAACACACCCAAACACTCCACGATCCAAAACAAACGACAGCACCAGACAGCTCGATGAAACATCATCACAAAGCAAAACAAAAACAAAGCAGGAACTAAAAACTGAAAAAGGTCCATATTTAGCGCTTGATACTATCCGACTCCCCGGATATGGAGTTCCTTTTCGCCTTGCCCATACCCCTGTGTTCCCCCATGCGTACACCTTCCAATTCTCCCGTACTCCCACACCATTTTTCCCTGAACGCTTGCAAAATGTTTGTCGAACATACACAAAAACACCAATACAACGCAGTCAAATAAACATTTTCGTATTCTCAAAGAGCATACTTTCAGTAGTTCAGTGTACTATTTTCCCCTTTTTATTCTTGATTTTCCGTTCTTGATATGGAAAATTGGACATTAGATTTGCCATTCCCCGTGCGAGGGCGAAACCCCAACATTTTTGTTGGAGTATCGAATCCCCATTGATTCCCAATAGTTTACGCTTGATTAGTGCTGTTTGGATTCGGTTTGCTTTCCCTTTTTTTTGATTGAGTTGTATGGATAATGGGTTGATTGATTTGTCGGGATTGTGTGCATAATGCGTGCGTGCATATCGTGTATATGCGTATGCGTATGTATGTGCGTATTGCAGGACTTATTCTCATTGAATAGAGATGAAAGATAATATCCAAACGAATTTTAAGGGCAATAAGGAAATATCTATTCATCTACGCAAAGAGAGGGCAAAAGAAAGAAAATACCAAAAGAAAGAAAGGGGAGAGAAAGTTGTTATTCGCTTTGTGTGTTGGTGTGTTAGTACATTCATTTGATAGGTTATTCGGTGTTGTTTTGTTTGCCGATTCCTCTGTGGATTTGTGCTTGTGCTTTGTTTTGGCACATTCACAGATTTTGGGTTAATTTGTTCTGATTCCTGCCTATTTCCGTAAAAAATACCCTTATTAAAGAAATTTTTTTAGGGGTTAAAATCTGCGTTGCAGTGCGTTGTAATGCCGTTTTCCAAAAAATGTGAAAAAATTTCCCAAAAATATTTGATTAAAATGCTTGCATATTAAAAATAAACGTTATACCTTTGCCCTTGAAGAGTTCACCCAGCGTGAAGGTTTGACCTCTCACACGCATTCCGAACTCGGACGGACAAAGCACCCCTTTCATTAAAGGGAGTTGGCGAAAGAGGAAACAACGGGGCAACAAGTTTGCGACACCTCCGAAGCACATTGACAAGTTGTAAGTGAATACCCCCACGATACGGGACGGACAATAATTTTAGATGCGAAAGAGAATGTACCACTCCCAATGTACTTTTAAATGGGGCAGGGGTTGAATGTTCCCCTGCTCTGTTCCAATGTTTAACACTTAATACCTATCAGTTATGGAAAAAGAAACCATTTATGTTTGGGCAACCGACAAATTTCTTTCGGGTTGGGGAAAAGCCGAAGGAAAGATTCACAAACAAGTCGCTGTCTGTGAGAATTGGACGGAGGCGGACAAGATGCTAAACGGATTCGGGAACGATTCTTCCTACAAGAATGTGAATTGGTCTTATGACAAGCCGTATTTCACTCCCTCCCGTTACACTTGCACCTTCCGACCTGCAAAAAGTTTCACTTGTTGGGATAAATAAAAACCTACTGCGTTATGGAAATCTACAAGACAAAGAACATGAATGTTCTATTTACGGGTAGCCACTATTATTTCACTACCGATTGGTCGGGACTTTTCGCAATAGCGGAAAGGAACTACGAAAAGCAGGACAACAACGAGAGCCATTTTTCCCTTGTCTACGGGAATGAGCACCTTCAACCCGTTTGGTGCCTTGAAACCGCAAAGCGATTCATTTGCAAAGCCGAACGGAAATACGTTCCTAACAAATCGTTCTTCGATAGTTTGGAATGTGCGGAACTGAATCGCACGCACTATTTAGAGGTTACCGCAAATGTGCGATAACCCCTTTTTGTGGCGGTGTGGGCTGACCCCCTATCCGCTACCCAATCAACAACTAAAACACTACGCATTATGAAAGATTTTTGGCTAATCGGAAAGTGCCCCGAGGAAAAGAAATGGCACTTGTACGGGAGTTTCGCCACGCAAGATGATGCGGAAAGCGAAATGATACTCCGTCATTCCTGCAACCCTTCGCAGGAGTTCAGAATCGCAGTACCAAGACAAGTTGCGTAACGCTATGGAACGGACTATCGAAAAAATACCCACCTATGCCCTCTGTGCGTTAATCAACGATGATTGGACGGGCATAACCGATGCGGACATTGACATTATTGCCGATTGGTACGCAAAGAATCGGCTTATCGTAATCAGTCCCACCGACTATCACGAATACTTTACAAGCGTTCCCGCTTTCGGGAAACCTTGTATGGTTATGGACTGCATCTGTGAATCATATTAACACCTTTTCCGCTATGCTCTACTTTATCATTCCTGCAATCATTTTTTCAGCCATTTTGGACTGGATCTGTACCGAAAACGAGAACTAAAAACCGATACGGATATGAAACTCTTTATCATTCATCAAAGATTCTCAAAGAACGAGAATGAAGGCTACAACAACCAATGGAGTTGGTATTTCACGGACTATGACAAAGCAAGATTGTTCTATGTTAAGTCTGTCCGTGATTGGGAAAAGGACGGAACGCTGAGTAACGGATTTCGGCTCGGTTACAACCAAACTGCTAAACTTGGTGGCGAGTATGAGATTCGGGAATACACGAACGGGGTGCGTAAAATTGCGTGGGTTTTCACTACCGCACACACCCTTGACCAAGAACAATAAACCGATACGATTATGAAACAGAAGAAACCCACCCCGATAACCCTTTACCTCACTGATGAACAGATAGACACCCTATCTTTCAATGTGGGGAACAAATACCCCTTCTCCTGCAAGGACAAGTCCCAGTTCTACGAAGCGGAACTGATTCCCATTTGGAAGGTAACAATCAAAAACCCGAAGGATATCGTTCTGCTGACCGACATTCCTTTTCAAAGCGAGTTTTGATATGGATAGGAAAGATGACGCAATCCGCAAAGCGATAAGCGAGATTGAACGGATTGAGAATCCGAACGGACTGAAAGGGATTCCGAGGGAACAACTTGAAAGCACCCTTGTCAATGTGTATTACATTCTTGCGATGAGCACGGCAGAGGATAGCCGACCCTGCGAGATTATAGGTTTTGAACTCTAAAACACCATTCGATATGACTGCGACACTACGGGAAGAACTTTACAACTATTGTGCGGTTATGATTCCCTATTTCAACGAACGGGAAGGACTTGCACTCACACGGATAGACCTTGAACGATGCGACCTTCACACTGCGGACAGTTCGCTCTATGATGAAATGACGGACTGCATTAAGGATTTCTGCGAGGACAACGGGATAGACTACGATAGAGAGGATATAGACACCGAGCAAGTGTTTTCCCCTGCCGATTGGACTTGCTGACCTAATCAGCAATCACGGACGGGATAGGCTGACCCCTTACCCGTCTGCCAATACACACACTTAATACCTACACATTATGGCTCTTTTAGCGACAACCAAGCAGATAAACTATCTGCAAGTCTTGGCTGACAAAGCCGAGTTTATCAAGATGCGACACCCCTCGCTGATTCCGCAGGGGTTGTTCCACATTCGTTGGGAATTGGGCATAACGAGCGAGAAGGCGAGTAACTGCATCAAGTTCTACAACGAGATTCTGAACAAAGCCGATTTGGAACTGCACCCCAGGTCGGTGGTATCTGAAACTGAAGATTTACCTGCATAAACACCTACCATTATGAAAACAAAGACTATCATTGAAGAACTGACACAAGAGGACCTTGTGGACTTGTTGTGCACCGCCACCTACGGCTCTAATTGGCTCTCTGTATTCGCTTCCAACCGAACGGGATTCAAGATTGAGGAAACCGACTGCATGGAAGATATATGGGCGAAAGCACTACTCGCAGGGAAGATGCTTACCTGCACCGACTACAACGCTGATGAGGGCGAGGTCTACGGGACTCTGGAACACGAATTTGATGAGGACGGGCACACCGAATACCTCGTTACCCTGCAAGACATTAAGGACGGGTTACAAAAGTGTGCTGACGGGACTTTCAAGCGTTCCGATGACCACTACGGGGAAAATGACCTCGCCTATATTTCCGAGTGCTACCGCAACTTTCATAACAATCACGGAGAAATGGACAATCCGCAAGCCGAGGCACTGATGCAAATTATCCTCTTCGGGGAACTGATTTACGGATAATCCGCAGATTCCCTATGGGTAGGGGGACTTGATTGTTCCCCCTACTCGCCAATACAAACCAATACAATATGCCTTATGAAAACCGAGCAAATCTACACTATCCTTGCGGTCTGCAAGGGTAAACCCACAAGCGAGATTGTTCCGCTTATGGCTCTTTGGGGCGAGGATTCTATCGCAGACCTCGCCAAGTTCTTCGACTGCGACAACAACGCAGATGCCGTAGCCGAGTGCCTGTCGAAAGGACTTTCCGCTATCGGGAAGGAAAAGACCGAGGAATCCCCTGCCGAGAACGAGGAATCCGTAGCCGAGGACACGGCTGATGCCGAAAACGAGATTCTCAGCGAGGAAACTGACGGGGAATCCACCGATTCCGAGGAAGAAACCGAGGAAAAGACCGAGGACAAGAAGGACGGGAAGGACAAGCCGAAGGAGAAGAAGGACACCTACAAGCCGAATCTGCCCGAGGGATTCTCGTTCAATCCGCTTGTCATCGCAATCAAGCCGTTCTATGAGAAACTGATTGCCGAAGATGAAATCTTTGCCAATGTGGTAAAGGAACGGGAGAGCCGAGCCGAGAAGCCGAAATCCCTTCAAGAGTGTGCGGACTACATTATGGGCGAAGCATACGAATACGCACGGACGCATCAGCAGGGAAATTTCGGACTGTCCGGCTTCCCCGATGAGGAAATGTTCACGCTGATTCGCCACTACTACGATGAGGAGTTCATCGAAATCCGCAAGGTAACGGGTGCGGTTGCGAAGGTCGCAAAGACACCCAGCACCCCTGCGAAGCCGAAGAAGGAGAAACCGCAACCGCCAAAGCCGAAGGACAATGTGCATGACATTTCCAAAGCAATCACGGCAAAGGTCAAGAGCGAGGAAGGGAAGAAGGTCAAGAAGGAGAAAAAGAAGGACAACCTTCTCGCAGGGTTTGTCCCTATGGAAAGACCTAACTTGGAGAACTATGAGAAAGAGGGGAAGAAGGGTAGCCGAGAGCAAGCCAAGTCCGTAGAGCAAATGGACTTGTTCGCAGGATTCTTCGACTGACCCACATTCATTCCCGTTCCCTTGACTGCGGAACGGGAGTGCCAATTAACAACTAAAAACATTACGCATTATGAAAAAGGTAACGAAAGAAATGGAGAGGGCAGAGATTATGTTCCTCGACAAGATGCTACCAAAGGTCGGTAGCGATGCACAATCTTTCCTTTCCGATCCATTCGGTTATTCCGTCTGTATGGGAAAGTACGGGAAACGGGCAGAGCAGAACAACACCTACTTTTGTGGGGACTGCGGTGCGGAGTTTCCGCTTTCCGAGGTAAAGGACTACCGAAAGAATCCCGATTACATTAAGACCAAGTGGGGGCAGGAGAATATCCGTTGGTCGCACTTGGGGACTTGCCCCCATTGTGGCAGACCGATGATGATTGAACTTTGGCGTTTCAAGAAACGGACTTTCAAAGATGAGGTCGCAGTCCATGCGACTATGGGGAGTTGGAAAATCACACGATACTTTGCGATAACCTCCACCTACAAGGCAGGGAAGCAACCCGACATTCTCATTGAGGATATCGGTGCGACTTGGGAGAGGGGTGGAAAGACATTCCACTATATCGCACGAATGGCGGGAATGTTCTATGGTCGGTGGTGGAAATCCAACACACGGCATTTCGTAGGGGAAGGGGTAAGCGTGGAAGAAACCTTCGAGTACACCGAGCATTACGATATGCCAAAGTTCTCCCTTGATGCGGAACTCGCACGGAGAGGGATTGACCTCAACGCACTGCACGGAATGAAACTCACGCAGATTATTCAGTCAATGGCTGAAAACCCCTTCTTTGAAACATTGTGGAAGCAGGGGAACTGGGCGGTTGCAAAGTTCTTCCGCAGGGACTTGGGTTACTATCAGCAACAAATCCGAATCGCACTGAAACACGGCTTCGTTTTCAACGAGGACAACATTAACGAGTGGCGTGATATGATTTGTATGCTTCGGTATTTGAACAAGGACATACACAATCCAAAGTACCTCTGCCCTGCCAATCTGCACGATGCACACCAAGCGTTGCTTGCCGAGCAGAATCGGAAGATTGCGATTGAGCAGGACAGAAGGAGAAGGGCGATAGATGAGCAAAACCGCAGGCAGGCAGAGGAACAGATGAAGAAAGCGAAAAAGACCGAGGAAGAGTTCATCAAACGGAGAGAGAAATACTTTGACTTGTCAATCGCAGGGGTCGGGTTTACAATCGTGTGCTTAAAGAGCATAGATGAGTTCAAGAACGAAGGGGACACATTGAGCCACTGCGTGTTCCGTTGTGGCTATTACAGCAAGGCGGATTCGCTTATCCTATCCGCCCGTAATGCCGAGAACAATCCCATTGAAACGATTGAGATTGACCTTCGTTCGTTCAAGATACTCCAATGCTACGGGGAACACGATACGCACACTCCCCTTCACGATAGCATCGTAAAGACTATGAATGACAATATGTGGCAGGTCAAGGAGATACGGCAGGGAAAGGTTGCGGTGGCTTGCTGATACTCTTACGGCTGACTGCGAGCCGTTCCGAATCGCAGTCCTTTCGGATTCTCCGTGAGGTGCTACACAATTCGTTCAGTTCCCCGATTCATTGTCGGGAGATAATAGGGGAACTTCTTTACGGGCATAGGCGGCTGACCCTGCCTATGCTTGCCAATTAACCATTAACACAAAAGCATTATGGCAAGATTCACTATCAAAGCAACAATCACGATTGACGGTGCGGACATTAACTCTCCGCAGGACGCAATCAACGGCATCAACGTGATGCTACAAGACTACGATGACATGAACGCATTTGGTGCGGACATAGCCATTCTCCTTGATGAGCCAAAGTTCGAGAGCGGTACAATCGTGTGCCCCTATTGTGGCTCGGAATACACCCACAAAATCCTCAACGATGACTGCTACCACTGCAAGGAGTGTGGCGATGATTTCTACTTTGAGGACACTATCCGTGAGCCGATACGCCACAAGATTTCGGCAATCCTCGCACAACACGCAACGGACAACGGGTATGAGCACAACGAGCAAAACCCCATGGAGTTCGACCACCCGTTAGACTTTCCGTCAGTCATCGGCATCTTTGAAACCAATGACGGGGTGCTCTATTTCAACCCCAATGACGGGGGAGAGCCGATAGAGTTCGATGAAATGGAAACTGATGACCTAATGGCTATCGTGAGAATCCTTGAAGAAACAATCTAACACCAAACGAAATGAAACTAACGCACGAACAACTTGAATTGATGAACGATATTTTCCACTCGTTCAAGGACTTTCACCGCAACTCCCGTGAAACCATACTCCGTGTTATGGATTTGGAGTCCGCACTCACAAGGGAAACCAACGGGGAGTACCAACCCGACACAACCTACAACATCTAACAACTACCGCTATGGCAAAAGAGAAAAAGACCTACTGCATTGACGTGGACTACTACTATGGTCCAATCGAAACCTACTACGTTGAAGCATACTCGCTCTATGAGGCGAAGAAGAAAGCGAAGGCGAGGTACGCCCGTGAGTATTTCAAGAAAGACTACATGAAAACCTATGTGTACAAGTAACCATGAGCAGACTGAAAGAACTACTCGCCCTGCGTAAGAGGGCGAAGGAACAAGAGCAGACAACTATCTCAAGGGCAACCAACGAGCAGAGGGAAGGGGAAAACTCCCCTTCTCTCGCCCTCGCTATCGCACCGCATTTCGTTCTCCCTGCCGAGGACGAGTATTCTCCGTACTTTTGACTATCTTTGTGGCAACCAAGCAGTATGGATAAGGAAATCATCAGGAACTATCTGGCGGACATTCGCCACCTCAAACTATTCCCCAAGCGGTACAAGACACCGCAGGGGCAACCATTGTCCTACTGGACGGAGGTGGCAAGGCGGTACGGCAACATGGAAAAGAGGATTGCATCTTCGGACTACCATTGGAGGGTAATCGAGTACACGGACGGAAGGAAGGAACTCGCCTACCTCCGTGTCCTGCAAGGTGGATTCCTCACGGGTGCGTACCCTGCTATCTATCGGGGAATCATCTTCCCGAAGATGCTCGGTTACGGCACGTTCGCACATATCAAGGACATTAGACTTGCGTTTTAACTATGGAAGAAGAAAAGAAAAAGACAGCGAAAAGGAAACCAGGCAGACCTAAAAAGCCAGTCGGTCGGGGCGGTAAACGGATTGGATCGGGACGGAAAGCGGGCGTGAAGGTCGGACCTTACAAGGAGAATCCGAGGAACACGATGCTACCCTTCCGTGTGTCCGAGAAAACCGCACGGAGAATCAAGGAACTGCGTGAGGTAACGAAGGGCGACGCAACCACCTTCGTTGATATGCTCGAATCGTGGGTCGAGGAACTCGCAACCGACTACGGGATTGAGTAGCATCAGAACATTGTCCGCACCGACGCTTGCATACTTGAAGGGCGACCACCGATAGAAAGTGGTCGCCCTTTTTTCGTGCGTTCAAGACAGCCGGCTACGCAGGTTTCCACGCAGGGGTCGAGTGCTTGTGCGAGAGAGCCTCGTTCAGCCGGTCAATCAACGAGCGGTTTGCCTCGTCCACCTTCGACTCGCCACGCTTGACGTAGAAATTCGTTACGCATGAGCCGTTGCTGTGCCCGAGTGCCTGAGAAATCACGTCCATTGAAACGTCCATTTCGTTGTAGAGGAACGATGCGAAACAAGTCCTCGCATAGTAGACCGTGATGTACGGAATCACCCCGTGATGCTTCACAATCTTGTAGGTGCGTCCGTTTCCGCACAGCTGGGGAATCCGCTCGTCATGCCCGATTGCTCGGAGTGCCTTGTTCCAGTGTGCCATGAACGCCTTGTAGTCCGTCCTGCGTTCCATTATGTTCAGCATGTACTCCTTCCCCTCGTACTTGCGGATGATAGCCCATGCCTCGGGCTCAATCTTGATTGAGAGTTTCTTCCTGCCGTTCAGCTTCTCGGGGTGGTAGACGAGCCGTCCGTGCTCAATCTGCGACTTCTTGACCTTCAGCAAATCCACGGGACGGATTCCGCAGAGGTAGAAGGACAGCATGAAAAGGTCCCGGTAGTAGGTGCGTCCGTTGTCCATAGGGATAGACAGCCATTCCACGAACAAGTCCCACGGAACGAAACGCTTGTCCGGCTCGGTGGTGCTCATGTCGATATCCTTGAACGGGTATCTTGCCTTCGTGTACTCGTTCTGCAAGGCGTAGTTGAACACCGTGCGGAGGTTGCGGAGGTACACGTTCGCCCCGTTCGTCCCCATACCACGCTCGTCCTCGAGCCACCTCTGATACCTGCGTAGCCACGCCACGCTGATATCCTTGAATCGCAGGGAGTCGATGTCCTTCTCGAACTCCGTGAGATTGCGGAGGGACGAGCGGTAGGAGGATGCCGTGTTCGGTTTCTTTGCGAGGGTTATGTACTCGTTGTAGACGGGGAGGACGTAATCAGCCGTCTCGATCGTGTCCGCAGTGTCCGTCCCACGAACAATCATCTGGAGAATCTGCTTTGCGTCCAGCCTCTCGAAATCGTCCCGCATCATTATCCTTTGCAGGGCGAGCGTCGCCTCCGCCATGCGTTTCCTGATAAGGACGTTCTGGAATTTCTTGTCGGGACGGGAGACCACCTGCTGATGTTCCTTGTTCCATTCCTCAGCGAGTAGCCGGATGCCCAGCGTCTCGTAGGAGGTCTTTCGCTTGTGCGTCATCGCCATTTTCAAAGTGCCACGACCCTCGAGGTCGGGATATCTCGTGTCGAGATAAAGATAAAGGTTTGCCATAGTACTATTGGTATTAAGTTGTTGTTTCAAATTTCTTCTTTCCAAAGGTAGGGAATCATGTTTGCAAATTTGCAAACAACTGACAAACAAATGCCCTACAATGCCCTATTCTGCCCTACTAACGGGGCACAAAATAACCCCGATTCTTTGTGGGAATCGGGGCTATACCGCCTTTGTAATGCACTTAATACCAATAAGTTAGGTGGTTGTGAGGACTGGCAGATTTGAACTGCCGACCTCTTGCCTGTCAAGCATTTGCCCACGTCGGCAAACCATTGGCATCGTGTGAGTTACAAAGTTGTCGGTTTCACTTGCAAGCAATTTGCAAGCACGCCCCTATTCCTATAATATTATTATAACAGTCCTTTCAGCCGACCTATTTCGGCTTCGAGTTCGTCAATCCGTTTGAGAAGGAAATGTTCCCTCTCTCCCCTGACCATGCTACCCTCACCCGTGCGTAGCCACCAGAAGTCTATCGGGTATGCGTCGCACATTCTCGCCATGATTTCGAGGCTCGGGATTCTCGACCCCTTCCTCGCCATTGAGAGAGCCGATTCCGTTACGCCCATGCGTTCGGACATTTCCCGTCCGTTCCTTGCGTAGCCGTTCCGTTTCAGGAACTCGACGGCAAGACTGAATCTTTCGTTCTGCCCGTCCATTCTATTCGAGGGATATAGAGCCGTTCACAAGGGCGACCGAGACGATATCGTCCAGAGGCACGTCGAACGGGGCGTAGTCGGGGTTGTCGGAGACGCACTTGATCCAGCCGTCCCGCTCGGAAGGGTGGATTCGCTTGACCATGCACCCCTGGGACTGGGTATAGATGACATAACAGCGATTCCACTGGAAGAAGAAGGCGTCCGACACCTTCTTGCACGCCAGCAAATCACCGCCCGTGAAATGCGGTGCCATGCTGTCGCCCTTGACGCGAATCATAAAATCGCAGTCACGGAACTCCGAGACGGAATAGCGGTCCTCCGCCCTCTCGTCCTCATAGACGGGAGAGCCGTGTCCGGCTACCGCCTCGAAGGGAATCAGGGGCAGGGCGTTCGACATATCGGGCGAGCTGTCCGAATCTTTCAGCATCCGGCCTCCGGCTTCGCCAATCAAGAGCCATGCTATGTTCAGGTCGGGGAAAAGGGAAGCAATCCTTCCCAGCTTGTCCGGCTGTATGGAGTTGCGGATGTTCGTTACATATCCAGTGCTCGTTCCGAGCGATTTTTCGAACTTTCCCTGACTTACACCCTTGTATTTGAGGAACGACACAAGCCGTTCCTTCACACCTTCATTTCCCATAACGCAATTCCTAAAAAATTTTATTTGAGATTTTCTTCCCAAATTGTTTTGTTATTACTGAGAATTGCTTTATATTTGCATCGGGACATGAGCAATACAAAGCGGAAACCCAGCAATAATCAATGGTGGTTTACGCATTTGCCGCAAAGATAGCAAGGCTCTCGCTTATTTCCAAACAAATCGTTTTGGATTTGCTCATGTAACAACTGAAACGTGGTGGTGTGTGCCACCAGCCAATGCCTACGGCAAGATAGGCAAGGGGCGCAGAGGCCCTGGGACCGGCAGACAAAGCCGAGTAGCCGAAACTCCTAATCCGCAGTCTGGAAACAACGACGTGCCGAGGGGGAACGCAACTGAAAGCGTCTCGGAGAAATAGCGGAACGGACGGCATCTGTAATGCGACCGACGGAGGTCACAAGTCCTCGTATAACGCAGAGTGCAGAAACCATAATTGATAATATGACCACAAGAAACGAATACCAGAAACTCTTTGACACACGAAAGTGGAAGCTCGCCCTTTCGTTCCTCCCGCTCGACACACCCGTAGAAATCAGGGTCAAGAATCCAAACGATCTGCTCGCTCTCCGTGCGAGGGCGTCCGACTATGCGAAGGAGAACGGGGACTTGAAGGTCTCCGTCAAAAACCTCGACTTCGACAAGAAAACCGCCACAGTAATAGTAACCAAGAAAGAAATGCTATGACCAACACAAGACCACGCGTAGTAGCGGACGGGCATTATTCGTTCGCCGAGGCGGCAGCCCTGCTCGGGGTGGACCGCAAGACCATCTACCGATGGAGAAAGCAGGGGTATCTCCCCGAGACCAAGCCCAGACGTGTAAACCGCCGTTCGTATATCCTCGGCAAGTACATCATCAGGGCGTTCGACGCTCTTTGCTAATGAACAAGGTAGTCCACAGAAACGAATCGTTCTGGGGCAGTTCCTCGGTCATCGTCCTCGCAGGCGGATTCGCAGTGGCTATGGTGAGCGTCCTCCGAAACGAGAAGGACACCGCAGTAATCCACGACCTCATGGTGCACGAAAGTCGTAGGGGGAAGGGTCTCGGCAGGAAAATCCTCAAGGAAGCCATAGCCGAGGCGGAGAACACGGGGGCGAGGATAACGAGGATTGCCGTAGAGCCGTTCTCATGGCAGGCCGAATGGTACAAGCGAAACGGATTCCGAGAGGTGGGAATGGCAGAAATGGACAAGGGGCACATCTGCCTCGTCCTCGAAAGAGAAAACCCGCAGGGATGCGGTGGAGCCGGACAGCCATGAAAAGTTTTTCCATAATGTGTATTGCTTTTAAGTTTTAGGTGTAGTCATGTACGGGGTCTCCGGCTCATCCCGTACTTCTTTGAAACCCAAGTCTAACCATATAAGCGGAACCAAAGGATTCCGAGGGGGTGCAAGTCCCTCGTATGTTTTGAATCGAATCCTCTAACCAAATCCGGGGAGGGGCGACACCCGACCCGGGTTCCGTAGCCGGTCTCGGCTACTTTATCACCCATACACTTACTTTTCCTTTCACGCAAGGGGACGGGCGCGACGCCTCTCCCCTTTCCTACGGAAACAAAAACACTACGACTATATGAAAAAGATTCTCAAATGTATTACGGGGTGTATGTGCTTCACCTCGATTATCCTCGCAGGATGCGAGAATCCAGACGGGAGTTGCGACGTCATCTGGACCCTCGAATGGCTTTTCTCAGCCGTGATATGCGCTCTCGCCTACAAAGAACTGGAGGAAGCGAAATGAGGGAGGGCGAACGCATCAGCTGGCAGTCCGTGAACGCCGTCTGCCATGGAGTCGTGGAGAAGGAACTCCCGTCCGTCCTGCTCGTCCGCATGGACAACGGCAGGCAGATGATACTCGACAAGTCGAAAACTGATAACCTTAATACCAATAGGAAATGAAAGACAATTTTGACCCCAATGAAAAGAGTTCCGCATCCCAGGCGAAGCGGATTCTCGAGTACCTGAAAGAGGGAAACCGAATCACACCCCTCGATGCCCTTCGAATCTTCGGTAGTTTCCGGCTCGGCGCCCGCATAGCCGATATCAAAGAAATGGGCTACGCCGTCAAGTCCGAGTTCGTAACCACCGAGTCGGGCAAGAGAGTGAAAGCATACTGGCTCTAAATCAATCAATGTAATATGGCAAACGAAATCACGCAGGTCCAGCAGGGACCGATGCAAAAATTCAAGTCCCAACTCTACGGGGCGGGCGCACAGCAGTACATCGCAGACGTACTCGCAGAGCCGAAATCGAGGGAGAACTTTATGACCTCCCTTATCTCTGTCGTTGCGAACGACACCAACCTCCAGAAATGCAAGCCGATGTCCGTGTTCCACGCGGCGCTCAAGTCTGTTCCTCTCGGTCTCCCGATTGAGAGCAACATGGGATTCGCGGCGGTCATCCCCTACGGAGAGAACGCCTCGTTCCAAATCATGCGTAACGGGTGGGTCGAACTCGCCATGCGTACGGGACAGGTCAAGTTCATCGCAAACGAGATCGTGCACGAAGGGGAACTTGTCAAGAAGAACAAGTTTACCGGCGAGTATGTGTTCGACGAGGACGCAAAGACCTCCGACAAGGTAATCGGCTACATGGCGTACATCAAGCTCGTCAATGGCTTTGAAAAGACCGTGTACTGGACGGTGGAAGAGTGCAAGGCCCACGCCCTGCGCTATTCTCAAACATTCAAAAAGGGCTACGGGATATGGAAAGATAATTTTGATGCCATGTGCCTCAAGACCGTCCTCAAGAATCTTATCGTGAAATTCTGCCCCAAGTCCGCAGAACTCCAGAAGGCTATCCGTGATGACCAGTCCGTAACAGATGCGAACAACGTCTCCACCTATGCGGACAACACTCCCGACGAACAGCCACAGCCGGTGCAGTCCGAATCGGCGCAGGAAAAGGCGAACGCCGTGAAAGAGCAGGTCGAAGCGATGAAGGCCCGCCGTTCCGCTAACCGCGTGGCGAAGGAGGACGAGGGCGCAGACACAGAGACGGGTGAAATCTTCGGAAATCAGGAGTGATGAAACCCAACATCATCAAGCCGGCGAGCCATGACGAATGGCTCAAGGCGAGAGAGGACGGAATCGGTGCCTCCGAGGTGAGCGCAATCTTAGGACTGAGCCCCTGGGAGACACCATTCAGTCTCTATCTGCGAAAGACAAAGCAGGTCCCCCCGCTCGAGGAAAACCTTGCGATGCGTCTGGGTCATTTGCTCGAGCCCGTAGTTGTCTCCCTTTGGGAAGAAGAGACTGGTGGCAGGGCGGTCAAAGCGTCCGCAAAGGATATCATCTACCAAGACGCAGAGAAGCCGTGGAGAAAGTGCACGCCCGACCGCATCGCATACAGCGTAAGTCCGTGGTCAGGGAAGAAGGAGAAGATGCTTCTCGAAATCAAGACGTCCTCAATGGAGTTCGACCCAGACGATCTGCCCGTCTACTACGTCGCACAATGTGAATATCAGATGCTCATAACGGGCATACATAAGTGCGAACTCTGTTGGCTGACCAACGGGCGGTACTTCGGACACGCACCCGTCGAATGGGACGAGACCTTCGCAAACTTCATCGGCGAGCAGGTGGACGCCTTCTGGAACGATTGTGTCCTCGGCGGGAAAGAGCCGGAACTCATTTCCGTAGCAGACTTCGTGATGAAGGGAAGCGACCCGGGCACCACCATAGAGGCGGACGACGAGGCGGTTGCGAATCTGCTCTCCCTCGTAAGCCTGAACACACAGAAGGCGGCCCTCGAAACCGACGCGGACGCATTGAAGGATTCGCTGAAACTCTACATGGGCGAAGCCGAGTCCCTCATCTACGAAGGAAAGACTCTCGCAACGTGGAAGTCCGGCGCCCGTGGGCGTACCTTCCTGCTCAAAAACAAGAACATAGATGAAATCAATGAAAGCAAAGAAGAAGATGAAAACGAATGACACAGCGCCCTTCGAGGGAGAGCTCGTCTGGGTGGGAGACCCCAGGTCGGGGCGAACGAGGAACGGGGACGAATGGCTGTCCGTGGACTTTGTCCTCAAGTACACCACCGCAACGGGCAAGGATGACCACATCATGTTCAACGCCTTCGGGGTGGACAAGGTGAACGTGGTACTCGCCACCGAGATTGGTGCGAGACTGCGGGTTACTTACTCGCCCACCGCCCGTGAATACAATGGCAAGTGGTTCGGGAAGAACAACGTGTGGGGCGTGTACGACCCCGACAAGAAGGAGGAAGAGACACCCTCCGAGCCGAAGCAGACCGAACTCCCTCCGAGCGCACCGGCATACCAACCGCAGGCGACCGCCGAGGATGATGAATCCGATCTCCCGTTCTGATGAAAAGAATATCCAACGCCGATTTCTCGCTTGCTCTCCGTCTCCTTGACGCACTGTCCCGAACAAGGGGCGATTCCGTCAGGGAGAGGGAGAACGCGAGGAAGGCGGCACTGCTCACCAAAAAACTGAGAAGAAATGCCACAAGAACCGAAACTGACAATCAAAGATGACACGCTGGCTCTCGTCCGTGTCATCGCATACGCCGCTACGAACGACCTCGAGGAAGCAGAACGGCTCGTCGAATGGGCCTACGGGAACGTGATAGAGGAAACGGAAACCGAATCCGAATCAGCCGAGACCGAGAAGGAGACCGAGGAACAACGTGAAAAACGGGAATACATAGACTACCAGAGCGTCCTTTTCCTCTGGAACGCATCGGCGAAGGGGAACGTGCCGAAGGTGCGGGACCTCTCGAAAGCGAGGAAGGAGAAGATTCGCATGAGGGTGAAGGAAATGGGAGGATGGGACAAGGCGAAGGACATGATACGGGAGTGCATCCGAAAGATTAACGAGTCGGACTTCTGCACGGGCGCATCCGGCAGGTGGGTCGCCACGTTCGACTGGCTGTTCTCCAACGGCACCAACTGGACGAAGGTGCTCGAGGGGAACTACGACAACCGCAAGGCGAAAACGAGCATAGACATACTCAAAGAGAACATAGAAAAAGCAGACGCTCATTATGAACAACGATACCGATATGGCGGTCCAAGTGCCTATGGAGTTCCGTCAGGAAGCGGGGAAGATGGTGCGGACGAACAGTAGAATCGGCTCTGCCGAACTGCTCGCACAGCACCTTCTCTCCCCGAACGCACGGAGATACCGGCAGGGCGACGAGGATAAGCGGAAGCAGTGGCTGTTCCGACAGATAGGTGCGTGCCACGTCCTCGTCCACACAAGACCAGAGAACATTCCCTCATGGGACCTGATGACCATTGACACCGACGTGCTCGACGCTTCGATGATGGATGATCCCGCCATTTCCAACCTTACCTCGGTCGAAATCCAAGAGGCGTTGAGACTTGGCGTTACGGGCGTGTACGGGGAGTTCCGAGGGCTGACACCGAAAACCCTGCTCGGCTTCCTAAAATCGTACATGGCGTCCGAGAAGAAACTGGAGGCGCACCGCATCTTGACACGGCAGATAGAGAAGGAGAACAAGGAGGCGAACGAACGGCTGTGGAAAGAGATTCAGGCGCAGAAGGAGAAGGGAATGTTTGTACCGACGTGGGGGCCAAAGTACAACTTCAAGGGTGAGGAGGAAAAGAAATGAAAGAGAATAATTTAATCCAAGAGAGGCCCGCCTGGGCAATGAAGCAGTACGTTGATACAGCTCGAGACTTCGAGGTAATCAGCGTTGGAATCCAAGATGAAATGAGAGAAGATATGGAAGTAACCGTTGTGAAAAATGTGCATCCAGCTCTGGCGACACAGAATGTCGCCGTTCTTGATTCAGATTCGGTAGATAGATTCTACGAGAAAGCAATGAGTTCTCTCTATGAGCTTGAAAAGAATTTAACAAAAGGGCTATGATATTATACCACGTCATCGTCTCCATACCGGGCTCGTACCTGGATTACACTATATCATGGCAGACCTTCCACGACGAAAAGAAAGCCTATGAACATTACACCGACATGCTCGTTAAATATCCGAACTACCGAGTTCAATTTAAAGCGTTTTCAAATGACACGACGACCACACAACAAAAACCTGGGAAAGAGTCCGTTTGATCCTGACTACGACGACCACTACAACCCAAATGAAGAATTCATCCTCTACGAGCAAATGCTTGAAAAAGAAGAGAATGACATTTTACAGATAACTTAAATAAATGAAACACATATACAAGATTGAGACTTGCGCCTTCGGTCATTTCTGGGTGAAGGATGTCAACTGCCCCCCGTACTGGAGAGGTAGCGGATGCTACGATGTGGAGTATGAGTGCTACCAGGAGGCTACTTTCGATGTGGCGGCTGACACTCTTGACGAGGCGCTGAAACTGATTGGCGATGTATTCGAGAAGTACAACACGAGGTATGACTACACTCTTGACAGCCTCTTTTACGATGCTGATACGGTGGAGGTGAAAGATGATGAGGAGGACGGACACGCCGAGGTGTTTGACTACTACTATTCCGAACCGATGAATGGGGAGACCGTCGAGATTCCCGAACGATATAGCAAAGAGATCGAATTATGAAAGTAAAGGAACTCATAAAGATTTTGGGTCAGTTCGACGAGGAGAAAAGGGTGGTCATCCAAGCGGTCAACGACCTCTATAAACCAACCAACATTCGCCCTCTCACCAAAGAGGAACATATCTCAAACGCAACCCCCGTCGATTTCGGAGATATCATCATCAAAGCAATAGCGGAATAGTTATGGAAAATTTTGACTACGAGAAATCATACAAGGCGGTCCTGCAAACCGCGACGCAGTGGATAAAGGACGGGTGCACCGATAAGGAGAAAATCTGTCTTGAATCCGTATTCCCCGAACTCCGCGAGAGCGAGGACGAGAGGATAAGGAAGGAGTTGATTGGCCATTGTAAAGACCTTGTTAGGATGAACAAAGATGACAAGGTTATGTTGTCAATCTACGAACCGTGGCTCACTTGGCTCGAAAAGCAGAAAGAGCAGAAGCCCGCAGAGTGGAGCGAGGAGGATGAACAATATCTCCTTGTTTGTAAGAATGCCCTTCAAAAGTATCAACGAACCGACCAGTGGGACGCGAGTTTCATTTCAGCGTGGCTTGAAGAAAGGCTCAAATCCCTCCGTCCCCCAGCCTCATTGGAAACCGAGCGAGGAACAGATGAAAGACTTGATGAACGCAGAGAATGTACTTCGGAAATATAAGTATGTTGCCATCGCAGATAAAGTCGCAGAACTCCACTACTGTCTTGAACAATTGAAGCAATCGTAGCCATGACACTCGCCGAACTGATACAGAAAGCAGACTTATGTCAGCGTCAATTCAACACCGCACATATTCCGCTGAAGTTTGAAGGGCGGGATGTGGACATATCTTTTGATCCAGCAGGAAGTAACGACACGGGGTGGGTGATTAACATTAGAATCGAGAACTGAAATGAATACCCCAGACAAGATTTACATTCCCGGCAAGTGGCTGAATGTGCCGAGCAATCACTTTGATACGGAAGATTCTCCCGGGGCCACCGAATACATTCGCAAGGACGATCTCTTGGAGTGGGCGAAGAATTGGGAGAAGATTGGAGTGAGTGAGGACTTCGCCTATGCTATTGAAACACTAATCAAACACATCAATTCATTTCCTTGCCCTTAACGCAAGAAAGGAGGAAAACAAATGACACAGAAAGAATTACGCGAACTCATGCGTGACAAAAATGAGAAAAGCATCCGTCCCCTCATTGAGAAAATGACGCTTCTTCTCTGTGAAGCCTACGAAGCGGAGTTAAATGTTGGGATAGAAATATCCGATAAGTTTCACCAAGCGAAATAGCTATGACAATCATAGGAACCATACTGGCAATTTGTCTGGTCCTTCTTTATATTTTAGGATTTTCAGTTTTTTGTTATGGATGGATTGACGCTGATGTTTGTGGCTTTTCGTTCAAAAATGTTTTGATATTAGTATGTGGAATAGCAATGCTTGGTTTATGGATTTTTCTAATTAAACGAATAAATGAACATAGCCATGAGGTATACGAAAAGACACATCCAATAGAAATTGTTACATCTATTCCCCCTCAAATTGACACCACTATAACTATTAGAAGTGGTAGAGATATGGACACTACTTATACTTATATTTTTAAGAAATGTGGTAAGTAACGGCCCTAAATGATTGAGTTATGAAAGGATATGCCGCAAGAGACGAAAACGGGAGGCTAAACTTCTTTTTAGGTGTCCCACATAGATTCACAAATCCGAACGGAGATGATTATTGGGTGGGTCACGGAAGGATGAAACAACCGAACGAGTTTTTACCAGAACTGTCTTGGGACGATGACCCCATCGCAGTAGAAATTTCAATTAAAAGAATATGAAAGATATTGACGAATAAATCCATACCAACTTTATGAAAGTCTAAATTCACCAAACTTGCTACCGCTATGAGTAAAGCCAAACGAATCATCATCGACTTGTCTATCCCGGACGATTTCCGCATAGACGAGGAGTATCTTAACGAGATTAATTGTGCAGTTTGCGATGTGCTGAATGAGGAAGGGAAGTTCGATTGCCTCGTTACGCAGATTATGTGCAGAACACTCGGCCCGAGGACGAAGAAGTAAGTCATTCCCGGCCCTAACGGTGCGAAAAACGAAAAAGGGATTATAGTAGTTGTCTTTTCCTGAATCCCTGAACCTACGGGTGACAGACCACGGAGTAATTTCCCAGGAGTGCAGTAGAAAGACACGCACCTTCGGCCCTAATTAAATTAGATATGACAAACAAAGAACTCATTAAGAAACTTCTTGACTTCCCAATGGAAATGGAAGTCCTCATCGACAATGATATTCATCACGGTGTGTGGGGTGAGACCAAATGCGTCGCTTATGATGATGACAAACAATTTATTTGCATAACGAACTATGATTAAAGAAAATTCTCTTCCGCTTCCGGTGTATGTCTATACCATCACCGTGAAATCAAAAGACCTTATGACTCCCGAAGTCATAGCCGAAGAACTTGAAAAGGTCTTTGAACCCCTTGAACCTCACGATAACAAACTGCGTGGCGTTGTCACCCGTGTTTCCCGTAGAAAGGTAGAAACGAAGGAATAACTCATCTACTTTCGGCCCTAATTGACTGATATGACTTACAAAGAATTTACTGAACTTGGTTACCCCGGGCATCTTCCGATGGAGCATGTTCTCGCCAAGGCATTATATGAAGGAAAGATTAGTTTCACTACGGTTGTCGGAGCCCACAACGCTGCGCTGGAAAAGGAACGGCATATTCGGAAGATGCGATTTGAGGAGGCTTGCATCAATCTCACGCAATTACTGAACGGACTGTGGAAGGGAAAGGACTTGAAGGAAGCACAACAGAGAGCCATCCATACGTTGAATATGTCCGAGACGTTACCGAACAACATCTACAACAACCAGTACGATTACACCGATGAAGTAAAGGAGAAGTGGGACGAGTTCTGCGAGATGATATACGGGAATAAGTTGGATGATGTTAATTTCTTCAAAGATAAAGAAGATGAGTAAAGCAGAAGAAGTAGCCATTAACAAGTACCCTCACAATGTGTACGGCGGAACACTCGGCGACTCGCTCCGAGCGGCGTGTATGGTCGGCTATCACCAAGCCGAGAAGGATAACGCGCTGACTATCGACGACATCGAGCGCATCGACATCTTCTTATGCGCTATAAGGTCAAATAAAAGTGGCGCTTTCACCTTCCGTAAACTATCCGACGAACAGTATCAAGCCGTGTTATGTAGAGTTAATCAAATAAGTAAAAGTAATGAGTAAGAGAGCAGAAGAAGCCGCGTTGAGGGCATACCCCGTAGGTATAGTTGGCTACACTACGAAATGCGAGATTGGCGCTGAACCAGAGTTACAAGATTGGAACGAGGATAAGCGTAAGTGTTATGCAGAAGGCTACGAACAAGCCGAGAAAGACCTCGCACTTACTTGGATGGATGTGGCTGACATAGTAATCCTCGCCG